AAAAAAAATTAAAAATAAGTCATGGTAATATAAGTTTAGTTTGTAGTGGTAAACGAAATAGTGCTGGTGGTTTTAAATGGGAGTATTTAGAAAATAATAACAATACGAATCAATTTTAGAATAAATGAAAACAATTATTACAGTTACTGGTATTAGACCAGATTTTATTAGAATGTCAGAAATCTTTAAAAAGTTAGATGAAAACTTTAATCATATATTGATTCATAGTGGTCAACACTATAATGCGTTATTATCAGATGTGTTTTTTGATGAATTAGAAATTAGAGAACCTAATTATAATTTAGGTATAGGTGGACCTAATAAAGAACATTTTCACCAAACTGGGGAATTATCAACAAAATTAATTGAATTGATAAGAAATGAAAACCTTAACCCAGACTTGATTATCTTTTTAGGTGATTCTAACTCTGTGGTGTGTTCTGTTGCACTTAAAAAAGAAGGTTATAAGATTGGTCATATTGAGGCTGGTATGCGTTCTGGAGATAAAAGAATGCTAGAAGAAATAAACAGAATGGTTTGTGACTTATGTAGTGATTTCTTATTTGTTTATCATGACAACTATAAAGCTAAACTAACCAAAGAAAATATTATTGATGGTGTTCATGTTGTTGGTAATACAATAGTAGAAGTTGTACAAAAACACAAACCAACTGGTAATAAGCGTAAAGATTGTATCATTTTAGATATTCATAGGCCAGAAAATTTCAAGTATAAAAATAGACTTGAGAATATTATCAAATATGCAAATGAAATATCAGACATTTATGTTTTACCAGTTTATATGTTATGTTTTCCTAGAACATTATCAATGATTGAAGAATTCAATATTGATTTGGGTAGAATAATACTTATAGACTTACTTCCTTTTAAAGGGTATATCGATGCTGTGTATAACTCTAGATTTATAATATCAGATTCTGGTACTGCACAAGAAGAACCAGCAATACTTGGAACTTCAGTTATCGTACCTAGAGACTTTACTGAAAGACCAGAGTCAGTTGAATCTAATTGTTCATTTATGTTAGATGTTAATTCACCAAATAATTCAACATGGTCTTCTAGTCAAAGTTGGTTATTATTAAATGCCGATAAAAGAGATATTAGTTGGTTAGGTGATGGAACCACAGCAAATAAAATAATAGAAATACTTAAACGAGATTTATTATGAAAATATCAATTGCAACTTCCTACTACAATCGTAGACCACAATTTTTAAATACGATAAAAACTATTCAACAATCAGCTCAAATTGATAATGTTGAATTAATTGTTGTTGATGATTGTTCTTCCGATGAACATAGAATAGATGATTTACCAGAGATATACCCATTCATAAAGGTTATTCGATTGGAATCTAACGATAGATGGTATACTAATCCGTGTGTACCATTCAATAAGGCTATAAAAGCCGCAACTGGTGATGTAATTATTTTACAAAACCCAGAATGTTTACATGTTGGTGATATCTTAAATGATATTGTTAATAAGATAAATGATGATGTTTATCTAACTTATGGTGTTTATTCTTTGGATAAAGAAACAACAAGTCATTTATATGATTTACCTTATGATAATGAACACATATTTAATATGATTAAATCACAAATAATGCCCATGAACAACATTAATTATGTTCATGAAGGTCATGCTTGTTGGTATAATCATTCACAATACAGACCAGCAGCATATCACTTTGTTGCGGCAATAACGAAAACAAATATGGATAAACTAAATGGATTTGATGAAAGATATTCTAATGGGATTGGGTTTGATGATGATGAATTTTTACACAGAATTAAATTACTTGAACTTGAAATACAAATACATGATGAACCGTTTGCAATACATCAGTGGCACTATAGTGAAAACAATTTTTTTGCTAAATCAGATAATATTAGTGAGGCTATTAATAAGAATCAAACACTATTTGAAACAATAACAAAGAATTTAAAAACAGCTAATGTCAACTGATATACCTAAAATAATGCATTTTTATTGGGATAAAAGTACTTTATGTTACTTACAATATATGACTATCATTAGTTTCAATAAGTTTAACCCAGATTGGAGAATAATAATACATGAAGGTAACTCTAGATGTGGTGCTATTACTTGGAATACTGGCGAACAAACGATTAAATATAGTGGTGAAGATTGGTATTATAAATTAAAAGAATTGGATTATGTTGAATTTAGGGTTGTTGATTTTGAATCCATAGGTTTTAGAGAAGATGTTTCTGAAATTTTTAAATCTGATTACCTAAGATGGTATTTACTAAGTACTATTGGTGGTGGGTGGTCCGATATGGATATTTTATTTACAAAACCATTAACTGAATTAAATATTGGTGACGCTAATACCGTTATTTGTTTTAGAGGTGATGTTCATATTATTGGATTCTTTTTATCAAAATCAAATAACGAATATTTCAAAAAAATACTAGATGAAATTAATTACGATTTTGATTTAAGTGATTACCAATCATTAGGGTCTGTTTTATTTAATAAAGTCCACCCATCTGATACTACAGATTGTATTGATGTTAAAATTAAAAATATAAGTATGGATTGTTTATATTCTTATCGAGATTATGATATCCCAATAATATTTCAAGGAATTGATTTAACTAAATTAATGGATGAAACCATTGGTGTGCATTGGTATAACGGTTCTAGGGTTAGTAAATTTTTTAACAATAATTACGACCCAAATACTCAAAATATAAGTAATACAATAACAGAAATATTAAAAATGATACAATGAAAATAGTAGGTTTTACACAATTAAGAAATGAATTATCAAAGGGTAATTTAATAAATTGGTTAACACAAATGTTTGAAATTTGTGATTATGTTTATGTCTATGACCAAAACTCTGATGATGGTAGTAAAGATGTCTATAAGAACTATCCTAAATTAGTGGTTGTTGAATCTGAAACAAATGACTTTAAAAATGAAATTATTTGTAAAGGAATTTTATTAGAGAAACTTTTAATAGAACAACCAGATACTGATTTTATACTTTGGTTAGATGGTGATTCATTATTAGATAGAAATTTAACTGATAATAACAATGAGTTATTAAATGTGATATGTGAACATGCAATTAAAAATGAAATAGACGGTATATTATTTGAACATTATAATTTATGGAGAAGTGATATACACTATAGAATTGATAATAAATATCATGATTTAAATCATGGTGTTTGTGCTTTATGGAAAAATAATGGTAAATTAGTTTTTGACAATATAAACGGGTTACATCAACCACAATACCCAAAAGGTATTGAAAAATTAAATAAGATTAATTTTGGCATTATACATAGAGGCTTTGCAACTGATTACCAAATCATGACAAAATATGATGTATACAAAGCCAATGGTCAGAATGGTTGGGCTTTGGATAGATTGTTAGATGAAAACACATTAGATGTTATGACAATCGATAAAAATGTACTACCCACTTGGTTTGAAGTAACTGATACCGAATTACCAATGGTAAAAGAAAAAATAATAGAAATTTATAATAAAACACATGAATAAAAGAATAGAAATAATAGCTTTGATTTTCAAATCTGTTGATTATTTAGATTTGATTTACAATGAATTAACTGGTGATAATTGTAAGGTAGATGGTTGGGACGTATCGTTAAGGATTGTTGCAAATGATGCTACCCCAAAAGTTATTGAAAAGTTAAAAACACTAGACATTCCATATTCAATTTATAATGACTCAAAACCCATGGATTATTATTTGAATCGTGTTTATCGTTGTTGGAATTTTGCTGGTGAAAGTTCAGAAGCTGAAAACATATGTTTTGTTAATTCAGACATGGTTTTTAGTAAAGATTGGTTAGCTAATCTACTAAAACATCATGATGGTATTAATATTCCTTGCTCTAGACTTGTTGAGAGTGGTAAGATGTTAAGTGGTACTCATGGAGTTAGCTATAACTGTGGTAGAGGACCTAAAGATATTGATTATAAGCTATGGGAAGATGTTGTTGTTGAAACAAAGCGTGATGAATTAAAAGATGGTGGATTATACATGCCATGTGTATTTGATACAAAACGATTCATCGAAAGTGGAATGTACCCAGAAGGTAACATTTATCAAGATGGAATCGGAACACTTAATGGATTTATTCAAAGTGGTGATGATTGGTATTTTAAAAAATTAAATAAAGAATACGGTATGAAACACGTAACGGTGTTTGATTCAATCGTATACCATATACAAGAAGGTGAAAAAGACGAATAACACAAAAAAAAAACAAAAATATGAAAATAAATGATAATGATTTATTGGTAAAAATGAAAAGTATAATATTTCATGATGGTGATGTTAGACCAGTATGGGTTGGTCCAAAATTAGCTGATACAGATGTGTTAGAATTTAAAAACTACAGTAAATGGGCAAATGAACATTGGGGTTTATATAAGGCATTCATTAGTGATATGCGTGATGATTCAACTATTTTAGATTTAGGTTGTGGTGTTGGTTTTTGTACCATCAATTTGTCTGATGTATTTAAAAATAGTAAAATATACGGGTATGATATTGACTCAGTTAGTACCAATTTCGGTATTGAATATAATTCAAATGAAAATATTAAATATCTTTGTGAGGATATTATTAATAATAAACTAATCAAATCTGATTTTATATTTTTAGTTGAGACATTGGAACATATTAAACACCAATATCATTATACATTGATTGATAATTGTTTAGAAGCATTAAATAATGATGGGTTATTATTTATAAGCACACCTAACGAACAAACATTCGTTGATGGTGATAGAGGTCATGTTGGTATCTTAACCAATGAATTTTTTATTAAATTTAAAGAAAGGTATCATGATAAGATTGTCTCCATTGAATATTACGAAAACACTAAATTATTAGATGATAATTGTGATAATTACATAAATAAAAATGATGGAAGTCATTTTAAAATAATACTGAAAAAATAATGAAAAAAGGATGGTTGGTTAACGATACACTTACATGTATCCCAAACACTAAAACATTTTGGCATGACCTATTGGAATGGTTACCAAACTTAGAAGATAAATGCAACGGTATCACACCATTTAATACTCTCCCATTTGCTATTGAGAAAAGTTGGTTCAATGGTGAAAAACCACATTATATTATTAGGAATGCAACTTATTTCAGACCAATGAATATTCCAGTCAAAACGATTAGCTTGCTGCAAGATTTATCTTTGGGTAATCAAGAACAATTGGATGTTTGTAATTCATCTGATGTTGTTGTTTTTAACTCACCTTACACACAATCACACTACATCGATAAGATTACTAGTAAATCAGTTATGATTCCTTTAGGTGTTGATTTTAACAAGTTTAAACCATTGGGTGTTGACTATAGCGAAGAGTTAGGTATTCTACCTAATTCAATACTATTCATTGGTGCTGCAACCAATACACCTAAAGGATTTGATATTATGATGGATATTATCAACAACACCAACTATAATTTTTGCTTGGTGATGAAGGATGGTTTTCAGATTGATAACCCTAGAGTCAAAGTATTCAATAGAATCGACCATGATTTGTTGGTGAAGGTTATGAATTCATGTGAAATGTTGGTTTGTACTTCTAGGGTAGAAACACTTCATTTGGCTGGTGTTGAAGCTGCTGCCACTGGGTTACCTTTGGTTACTTCAAACGTTGGTATCTATTATGACTTAGAAAGTGGTATTTGGGGTAGAAACACTAAATCGTTTGAATATCATTATTTTATACGTGAAATAGAATATGTTAAAAATAACCATGGTGAGTTTAACCCTAGAGAAAAGTTTTTAGAGTTAGGATTGGATACTGAGACTTGTAAAAATAAATGGGTTGAATTAATTGAAAGTCTATAATTATCATTTACTTTATTGTTTATTTTATCTATTTTTAAAATAAAACAATATGAGTACATTCGCATACGGAACACAACACCATTCAGACTTAATCGTACAATTGGTTAAATCTGTTAATTGTCAAACATATTTAGAATTAGGTATTTACGATGGTTCAACACTAACTAGAGTTGGCCAAACAGTACCTAGGGTTATAGGTGTAGATATCAAAGACTTACGAATTAATAAAAATGTGGGTGAATTCCACTTATCAACAACACAAGATTTCTTACAAAATTTTAATGAAATGGTTGACGTAATCTTTATAGATGCAGACCATTCATTCGAATCAGTTAAAGAAGATTTTGAATCAGCACTAAGGTTACTTAATGAATTTGGTATTATAATATTACATGATACAGACCCTATATCTGAAAAATACTTAGACAAAGGGTATTGTGGTGATTCATATAGAATGCTTGATTGGTTAGAAGTCAACCACCCAGAGATGAGTGTTATCACATTACCAATATCTGAAGCTGGTTTAACAATAATAAAACGTTCTAGTGATAGACGTGTAAATAAATTTTTAAATTAATGAATAAAAAAGTTTTATTAGTAGGAGGTGCTGGATATATCGGTGGTCTTACATGTGACTATCTAATCAAAGATGGTTTTGACGTAACAGTCTATGATAATTTATTATATGAGAATAGATTTCTTAAAGAAATACCATTTATTTATGGTGATATAAGAGATACTCAAAAATTATACGAAGTATCTAAAGATTTTGATGTTATAGTACTTATGGCCGCACTAGTTGGTGACCCAGCTTGTAGTGTTGACCATGTATTAACTGAAGAAATAAACTACAAAGCAATAAAAAATTTCTGTGATGTTGTTTCACCATCTAAACATTTGATTTTTATGTCTACATGTTCAGTTTATGGTGCTCAAGATGGTTTATTAAATGAGGATAGCCCAACCAACCCATTATCTTCTTACGCTTCAACAAAATTAAAAGCTGAAGAACACATACTAGCTAAAGGTGGAACTATTTTTAGACTTGGTACTGTATTTGGGTTAGGTGATACTTATTCTAGATTAAGAATGGATTTGGTTGTTAATGTATTGACAATGAAAGCTGTTAAAGATGGTGAAATCACTATTAATGGTGGTGACCAATGGAGACCAATTATTGCTGTTAAAGACATAGCTGGTTATGTGACTGAAGCTTGTAGAGAACAATACATGGGTATCTATGTATTATCACTTGAAAATGTTATAATTCGTGAATTAGGTGAAAAAGTTTCAAAGCTAATTCCAAATACAAAAGTAAATTATACTGAAATATCTTTTCAAGATGCTAGAAACTATAAAGTTGATAACGCTAAATCGTTAGAAACGTTTAAATATAAACCAACAGTAACGGTAGAAGATGAAGTTGCTAGAATGGTTTCATTATTTAAAGAGAATCGTGTAGAAAACCCAGAAGATAAGATTTACCATAATGGTGCTTTCTTAAAAAATAAAAAAGAAATTAACGAATTATCATAATGGAAGTAAAATTATTAAATGGTGGTATAGCCGTAGATGATAGAGGTAGTGTTAGATTTGTAAATGATTTTAACTTTGCTGATGTTAAAAGATTTTATCATGTTGAGAATCATAGACAAGGATTTATAAGAGCATGGCATGGTCACCGAAAAGAAGGTAAGTATGTTTATGTTGCTACTGGAACAGCACTTGTTGGTGTTGTACACATGGATACTGGTGAAGTTCAAAAATTTGTTTTAAGTTCTAAATCACCTAGAGTATTATTTATTCCAGAAAATCATTATAATGGTTTTAAAAACTTAGAAGATAACACATCAATACTTTTCTTTTCAACTAGTACACTAGAAGAAAGTTTAGGTGATGACATAAGACTCCCACATGATACTTATAACATTTGGGATGAAGATTTTAGATAATATTAAAGATATGAAAATATATGTTTTAGGGGCTAGTGGAATGCTAGGCAAATACGTTTCAAGTTATTTGAAACAAAAATTTTACGTTATCGATATCAATAGAAATAAAATTGATGCCGCTAATTTGAAACAAGAAGAATTACATGCAAAACTATTTCATTTGGGTTTAAAAAGCGGTGATGTTGTTATTAACTGTATGGGAACAATCAAACCAATGGTAGATGCTCTAGGTGATTTAAATGCAATACAAGTTAACTCTGTTTTTCCTAGGATTCTTGCAAATGTTTCCGAAGAGATTGGTGTTCACTTGATTCACCCAACAACTGACTGTGTTTATACTGGTTTAAAAGGTTCTTACAATGAAGATGATAAATATGATGTTAGTGATGTATATGGTATGTCTAAAGCTATGGGTGAACCATCTAATTGCACCGTAATTAGAACGTCAATAATAGGTGAAGAAGTTGGTCAAGGTCGTTCTTTGGTTGAATGGGTTAAATCTAGTGCGAATCAAACAGTAAATGGATTTACAAACCATAATTGGAATGGTGTTACTTGTTTACAATTTGCAAAAATATGTGAAGAATTAATAAATAACAACAATTATTGGATTGGTACTAAACATATACATTCAAACACACTTAACAAACAAGAACTAGTTCAAACAATTAGTGATGTGTATGGTTTAAACATTACTGTAGAACCAAAAGAAACACCAATTAAATGTGATAGGTCAATGTCTACAATACATAATATTGGAATTGAAATACCAACATTATTGGAACAAATAAAAGAAATGAAAGAGTTTAGTAACACTTTATACGCATAATCATGAAAATTAGTAATTGGATTAAGAATAAAATAGCTATGTTATCCTTAGCTATGAGTAAGGTTGAGAATAATACTTTATCACAAACGGGTACGCCATTAGGTGAGGATACTAGTAAATTTCAAAGACATACTAAAGGAACAGCTATTGATGACTTAAAACAAGGTATTATCACACAAGAAGTAAAAAACTTAAGATGGAGAACTTATAAAATATTAGGTGAAACACAAGGTAGGATAGCTGAAATAATTGGATATGACGATGATGGTATACCTATTGTTAAAACTAGAAAAACAGATAATAAATCTGGGTTGAGAAAAGTAAAAATAGAACCATCTGATAAATACCCTATTGAAATGGTTGTTGATAATAGTGAAATACCAACAAGCGGTAATGATACTATAAATAATGAGTATTTAGATTTATTAGATAAACCACAAATTATTTATGATGAAAAAGGTGAGGCTATTAGTGCGACACATGGTGAGATAGATGCTAATGAATTTTTCATTACAAATAAATCAGAATTACCAATAAACATAGAAAGGGATGAAGCACCAAAATTTAAGATAGAGAATTTTACTAAAAAATTACATATACGTAAAATAAGTGAATCTAAAAGACTTTTAGAGTTTTATGTTAGTATGTATCCAGATGAGTTTGTAAGGACAACTAGACTCTTTATTAGTGAGGTTAAAAAAGCTATAGAGAACCCTAAACAATCAACTATGTTATCAGTAAACAATGTTGATTTTGTTTCATATAAAACAATTGGTGTGAATGATTTCTTAATGTTTAAATATAATAATTTAAAATTTGATAAAATTGCAACATTCAATGGTCATTATGTAATTAAATTTATAGGTGATGTTGAAATAAATGGTGAGTCAATCTTTGATGAATATAGAGTTGATGAATTAGATAATAAGTACGAAAATAAGGATAAAAAATAATATTTTTAACCTTAAACGTATATTTATAAAACAAAAGGTATATGATTAAAAAATCAGTTTCAGCACCAAGAACCAGAGCTAAAAAAAGCGATGAGAATGTTCCAGAACAACAAAAATCAATTATTGATTTGGCGAGTTTAATTAGAGTTGAGTTAAAACATAAAAATGAAACTCAGAAGAAGTTAACACAATCAATTAAAAATAGTGATGTTACCATATGTACTGGCCCAGCTGGAACTGGTAAAACTTACTTATCATGTCTTCAAGCGTTGACAGAATTAAAGAATAATGAAAATATTAAAAAAATTGTTTTGGTTAAATCTGTTACCACACTTAAATCAGAAGAGATTGGATTTTTAAAAGGTACTATGGAAGAAAAGATGGAACCATTCATGTATTCTTTTACTGGTAATTTTGAAAAATTAATTGGTAAAGAGTTATTTACAAAATTAAAAACTTCGAACCAAATCGAGATATTACCCATTGCTTATCTTAGAGGTGTTAACATCGATAATGCGATTGTTATAATCGATGAAGTCCAAAATATTACAATTGAAAATATTAGAACAATATTAACTAGATTAGGTGAAAACTCTAAAATGATTTTCTTAGGTGATATTAAACAGATTGATGCTAAAAATAAATACGATAGTGCTTTGAGTTTTTTATTAACCCATTTCAAAGGTATTGATAGAATTGGTATTGTTGAATTCAGTAAAGAAGATATCATAAGACATCCACTTATCAAGGTTATTGAAGATATTTTTGATAAAGTTGAAGAAGATAAAAAATTAGAACAATCTAAACAAATCAAACCACAACCACCAAAATCACAAAATATCGGTGAAGTTAAAAAAGAAAAAACATCTAAATTTAAAGGATTTTTATCTTTATTTAGGTAATTCACTTTACTTATAGATACAAAACACTTAAATTGGTTACTATGAAGATAGGAATAACCATAAATGAAGTGCTACGAGATTTTATTGGACAATTTGCTTACACATATGAAAAATACATTGGTGAGACTGATGTTAAAGAAGGTGATGTAACTAATTTCAATTTAATCGAGTTTTTTGAGTTTAGCGACATTAATAGACTCAATTCGTTTCTATATTTAGAAGCACCACTCGAAATTTTCGGCCATGCCGACCAAATGTCAGACGGTTTAAGCAACCACTTAAATAACTTTATCATGGATACTGAAGATTTTGGTGAACACCAAATAGAAATTGTAAGTAGAGAAGTTGATAAAGCTATTCCATCAACTTATTTCTTTTTATCTAAAATTGGTTTAAAAGCACCTAAAGTTAGGTTTGTTAAAAACTATGCAGATAAATGGGAAGGTGTTGATTTATTAATAACTGCTTGTCCAAAAGCATTAGAATCTAAACCATCTGGTAAGATTAGTGTAAAGGTTAAAGCCTCTTACAATGAAGGTGTACCAGCTGATTATGAAATTGAATCATTAGTAGATTTCATTAAAAACGAAGAACTTAGAGAAAAGATTCTCAACACCAAAATAACAACTTACGAAGAACTTTAAAATTATGATTGAATTTGGAGGAATATTATATTTTCTAGATGTTGATGCATTAGAAAATACTATAAAAGTAAAAGGTAGCGACCCAAAAGAATTAATGGTCGATACAACCACCACAGCACATTACGATAAAGATGGGTTATTAACACATAGTGACGTAACTCAAACTAGTACTGAGAGAGGTAGAGAAATTGATGCAACTAAATACGATTTATTAAGAATGTGTATTGAGGTATTGATTGACTATAACGATGACACTGATGATACTTTAGGTGCTGATAGAGCATTAGAGAAAACACCATTAGCGTATAAATTAGCTTTTAATACTTTATTAAATTACGGTATTTTAAAAGACTATGAAGAAAAATAATAAAACCCATAAAAAAACAAAACAATGGAACAAACAAAACAAATCGAAGAACAATTAGCTCAAGTAAAAACTGTTCTAGAAAATTTAGAAAACAAAAATTTTAACATGTATTTCTTTACGTTAGATACTAAAGGTAATCCTACTGCTGGTATCGCAAATATCTATGAGCATGTTAAATTACTTAATGAATTAGGTTTCAATGCTTCAATTTTACATGAGAAAAATGATTACAAATTAATTGGTGATGAAGAAAGCAATGGAGTTTGTGATTGGTTAGGTGAAGGTTACGCTGATTTACCACATATTTCAATTGAATCACAAACACTTAATGTATCACCAGCTGATTTTATTATTATACCAGAGATTTTTGCTAATATTATGGACCAAGTTAAAGCTTTCCCATGTAAAAAAATAGTTTTATCTCAAAGTTATGACTACTTATTAGAGTTATTACCAATCGGTAAAAGATGGAATGCTGATTACGGTTTTAATGATGTAATCACGACTAGTGAAAAACAAGCAATTTATTTATCAAATCTATTCCCATCATTGAATACTCACATTGTACCAGTATCAATCCCTAGCTATTTTAAAGCTTCTGAAAAACCTAAAATGCCAATCGTAGCATTACATACTAGAAATCAAGGTGATGCCGCTAAAATCGCTAAATCATTCTATTTACAATACCCTATTTACAAATGGATTACATTTAAAGAATTGAGAGGTTTATCTAGAGAAAATTTTGCGAATGAATTAGGTAAAGCTTGTTTAGCTGTATGGATTGATGATGCATCTGGATTTGGAACTTTTCCACTAGAAGCAATTGAATGTAATACACCAGTTATCGGTAAAATGCCAAATCTTATCCCAGAATGGATGGAAACTGTTGATGAAAGTGGAAATGTGACAATCAAAAATAATGGTGTTTGGACTAACACAACACTTAATATACCAGAATTAATCGCAACTTACATTAAAGTTTGGTTAGAGGATTCAGTACCAACTGATTTGGTTGAAGGTATCAAAGAAAGTCAAGGTCAGTATACTTCTGAAAAGCAAAAAGAAACTATTGAAAACGTATACAATGGTATTGTTGAAAATAGAAAAGCTGAAATAAGTAATTTACAAGATGGGTTACTATCACAATTAGATTCTACAAAAGAACAAACTAACGCTTAATTAATTTAAATACAAATGGAAAAAACAAATATTTCGGTTATATTACCAGTACATTCATTAGATGAAAGTACAAAACAATTATTCGATAACGCAGTGTTAAGCGTATTGGAACAAAGTGTAAGACCAGATGAATTGGTTATTGTAGTACCAAAAGGTAGTGAGGTTTATGATTACGTTAAAGGTCATGATTATGCTGATTATAAAGACTATGTAACTATCGCAGAAAATGATGGTGATACTGATTTTGCAGCTCAAGTTAATTTTGGTGTTGGAGTATCTAAATCAGAATGGTTCTCAGTATTAGAATATGATGATGAATACGCTAAAATTTGGTTTAAAAATGTTGTTGAATATAGAGCAGCACATACAAATGTAGATTTATTCTTACCAATTATTATTGATGTTGATGCTACTAGTAGTTTTATTGGTTTCACTAACGAAGCGGTATGGGCTAATAGTTTTTCAGATGAATTAGGTGTGTTGGATTTAAATGCATTGTTAACTTATCAAAACTTCAATACTGATGGTATGGTTATCCGTAAATCAACTTATGAAGAATTTGGTGGATTTAAATCTAGTATTAAATTAACTTTTATCTATGAATTCTTATTACGTATGACTTTCAAAGATGCTAGAGTTTTTGTAATACCTAGATTTGGTTATAAACATGTTAACCAAAGAGATGGTTCTTTATTTTCTGAATACAAAGAGTCTTTAGACCCTACAGAAGCTAGATGGTGGTTAGCACAAGCAAAAAAAGAGTATTACTTTCCGAAAGATAGAAAAATAACATACGAAGTACAGAATGCTTAAATGGTTACTAAAAGAGGACGTAAAAGAACTACTGAAATGTACTTTGGTCCAGAGGAAGAGGAAGCCGTTATCAAATTTTTAGAATCGGAAGATGATACAGAAAGAAATCTAGTATTCAATGAGTGGTTAAAAGCACCATTGGATAAAATGATTGAATCAATTATTAGGAGATACAAATTATATAGGAAAGGTGAAACCTTTGAAGAACTTCATGGTGACACCGTTTCCTTCCTAATGACAAAAGTACATAAATTCGAAACTGGACGAGGTAAAAAAGCTTACTCATATTTTGGGACAATAGCAAAAAATTACATTTTAGGGTTACTCATCAAGGATGAGAAATACATGAAACAAACCGCTTCATATGAAGATATGTCGAGTGATATTAATAGTAGGGCTGATTTAGCTTATTCAATAGATGGTGATGAATTCTCAATGGATGACTTTATTAAAAATCTATCTAATGGTATCAAAGACGAATTGGATGATGAATTACAACCACCCAAGAAAAGGTTAAATGAAAATGAAAGAAAAGTTGGGTATGCTTTAATTGATATTTTAGAAAATTGGGAAACAGCATTTGAAACTATGAATGGTGGTTCCAAATATAATAAAAATTCAGTATTAGAAACAATGAGAAACTATACTAATTTATCCACCAAGGATATTAGAATAGCAATGAAAAGATATAAAGAATTATATGAATTATTAAAACAACATGGGTTGTAGGAAAACCGCAATATTAAGCTTATTGCGGTTTTTCCGCAATAAAACCACCGAGTCAGATATTTATAAGTAAAACCAGAGAAATAATGAACCAAATATGTAATAAATGTGATTTAACAAAACTTTTGTCTGAGTTTACTAAATGTAAACCTTGTTCTAATGGATATAGAAATACATGTAAATCATGTACTAGAAAATATATGGTATCATACCAAGAAACTAATTTAGATACTATAAATAAATATCACAAAGAGTACAGATTAGCGAATAATGAGAAAAACAAAAAATATCAATTAATTTATAATACCAAACCAGAAGTTAAAGAGAAAAAACGAAAATATTACGATGATAATATTCAATATTATAAAGATATTGAGAAAACAGAAGAACGTAAAAAATATAGATATAATTATAATAAATCAATACCACATATAAGAGGTTGGTATGGTATATTACATAATTCATTAAAGAGATTAGGTAAACCTAAAGAAGGTAAAACAATCGATTTGTTAGGTTATTCATCAATTGAATTAAAACAACACCTAGAATTGTTATTTACAGATGGAATGTCTTGGTGTAATTATGGTGAATGGCATATAGACCACATTAAACCAGTATCAAGCTTTGATAAAGATACACAAATTAATATAGTCAATGCTTTGAGTAATCTACAACCATTGTGGGGTACCACAAGAGAGGTAAATGGTATTATTTATGAAGGGAATATAAATAAGAGTGATAAAATAACAATTAACTAAAAATTAGAAATTTTGCCGAGGAAAAAGAAACAAGAAGTAAAAGTAAACAATACTGATTCATTAGAAGGATTAATACAAGAAACTTATAATGATGCGTGTTTACAAATATCTGATGCTCAAAAAACAATAAATGAACTTGGTGCTAGTGCTATACCACTAGATGTTGATGACCACACAAAATTAGCTAAAGAAAAGGGTGGTTTATTAAAGATAAAAGATTCAGCAATTAGAATCAAATTAGAAATAGCTAAACTTCAAAGCGATATAATAAAACATCGTGGTAATGAGGATTCAGCTGTTTCAGAAAGAAGTAACGGTGGTGCTTCTCTTAGTGATTTCAAATCAATAAGGGAAATGCTTAAGAATGAAAAAAATAACGAAGAAAACGAATCTGAATAATAATGCCATCAAATGCAGAGAATATAAACGCTAACGCTGATAAGTTAAATAACCAAATAAACGATAAAACAAGTAACGCCAAAGGTAAATTTAATGGTGGTAAAAGTGCTGTTGTTGATAAAAAGAAAAAAATATTTGGTAAAATAGCTGCGGCTAGAGCAATGGTTGAAGGTGTTAAGTTAAAAACTAGTTCATCTATGCCATCCATTAATAATGGGAATAATTCTTTAACATTTTTAACTGATTTGATTAAATCATTAATTGGTTACACAGCACTTATAGAAGTTGTAATTAATTTTTTAACAAATAATATAAAAGAAATTGAAGAACTAATTAAAAGCTCTTTGAAAGATGAATTAAAAAGTATTGTTAGTTGTGGTATTAATCCTAGCATACCAGCATTTTTATACTCACCTGGGATTATAATCGAGGTAACTAAGATTGATTTTTTAGATATGTTTAAAACCGACCCAACATCTGAATACGGTACTTTAATATACAATGATATAACAACACCATTAACCAACAGTACTGACTTTAATACTTTCCTATATGGGGTGATTCAAGATGATGGAACACAATATACTTGGGACAACATGTTAGACATTACCTTTAATTCAGTTGGTACTGTTACTAGACCAAACAACTCTTTAACTATAAAAGTTAATCCAAGTTTTTCACTTAATAAATTACCAGATTTAAATAGTTCATTTATAAATAAAGGACCGTTATTAGATACTACTAAAGTGGTGAATAAAACTATTGATTCAATCTATGGTTCTCTATCTACTGTGATTAAAAAGTCACTTAAACAATTAGAAATGGAGAGTAAAATTGATGCTGTAATTGATAGGATGATTGAAGCTAATGATAAAGAAACTATCGATGATGGTTATTTTAATTTTACAAATGATGAAGTTTATAAACAACAAGAATCAGCTTCATGGAGGAAAAAAGGTATACTTAAATTAGAATGTTGTAACCAAGTTCCAGCCTCAATTCCAGTTAGTATGCTTACTGATTTTAATGCTGAAATGACTGGTGCTACTTCTTTTAATAAAAAAGATATTGTTAGAAATAATATAAATAAAATGGCTGAACAAAACACAGTAAATTCTACTGACCCAGTTGATGATTCAGCAATCAAATTAAATTTCATTCAACAAATAATCAATACACTAATTAAATCTATTTCATCATCGATAATTTCACCAAAAATTGTTTTTATTTTTCTAATCAATATGAAAATTGTGTATGGTCAATCAAATGATTATGCTGATGCTATAGATTTTATGAAACTATCTAGAAATTTATTCAAAATGATAATCAAAAAAATTACCAAAAGAATAATGCAAGAATTGATTAAAGTAGTGTTAAAATATGTTGGTGAATTAACAGCTTTAATGGCTATAAAAAGACAAGTTGAAAAAGCTAACGATAGAAAATCACAATTATTAAGTCTTGTTGGTGTTCCACAAGATGTACTTAGAATTATTAAAGGATTAATGTAATGGGAGATAATAATAAAACATTTGATTTAAGTACTATCAGCGGTGTTTTAAACACTATATTATCAGCTTTTAGTATTCCACAAGAACCTATAAGTCCACTACCCCCACCATTGATTCTGATTGGGTCACAATTAAGACCTGGACTATCAGCTAAATTAATAGCTGCTCGAATAATCTCAAGACAATCAGAATCTGGTAGACAAGTTGGTGATATATTTGCCGATGGACCAAACGTTGAAGAATCTATGGAATTAATAAGAGTTGAAGAAATAATAAACGCAATACTTACAGAATCTGTTGTGAATGTTGTCATACCTATGGGTGTGTCAGTTTCAACAGTGGGTGTCGGTAATTTAGGTATTCCAGTAGTATCTCAAGGTGCCACAACAACTATGGGTATTGGTAACGGTATAATTAGATAAATTATGGATGATTTAGAAAATAAAACAAACAACGAAATTCTGTTTGAAATAAAACAAATGGAAGCTGACCATGAAGCACTTAAATTAAGAATGCTAAAAGACTTCGATAAAATGGTTGAAATTGAAAAACAATTTGACAAAGCAAATAAGATAATACTAAAAAGACTTAAAGGGGAATAACATGTATTTTATTAACGAAGGTAATAATAAATTAACAACCAATAGAACAGAAACGTATGAAGGTATTAAATATACCCAAATATTTTCAGTAGGTGAAGTAGTGTCAGTAGATGACCCTACTAACATGGGTCGTATTAAAGTTAGAATATATGGACCAGCAACACGTGGTGGTGATGACAATGTTAATGGTCTTATAGGTCCAGATGGTAAACTAAACCCTAGTGTTTTACCATGGTCTTTACCTATGAGTTCTATTGTTAATACACAACCTAAAGTTGGTGAGGCTGTTTTTGTTTTTAGTTTTGATAACACAAAACCTAATATTGATAGAATTTATTTTGGACCTATAATATCACAACCACAAAACCTTAATAATGAACCTTATAGATTTTCAGCTTTAAACGGGTTAAGTATATCTAATTCAGAACCAAAAGTTTCGGTAGAAACAATACCAGAACTTATCGGTGTATTTCCTAACCAACAAGATATTAGTATTCAAGGTAGATATAATACCGACATAACTCAAAAAACAAACGAAATAGTATTAAGAGCTGGTAAATTCTCAGTATCAACACCTTATGATAAAAATCCATATGGATTTACATTTAATAAAAAAACACAAGGTTATATTCAAATTAAAAATGATGTTAAGATTTCAAAAAAAGGTGCTGAAGTAATTAAGAAAGGTACCGTGACCAATATAGTTTCAAATAAGATTAATTTATTATCACATGATGGTAGCCCTAAATTTAATTTAACGAACCAAGATGGTTTAATTAGTGATAGTGAATTAGAAACAATACTTTCAACGGCTCATCAAGTTCCTTTTGGTGATATTTTACTACAATACTTAAGACTTATGAAAAATGCTATATTCTCACATGTACACAATGGTAATGGTAATCCAGCTACTGATTTAACAGCTTCGGGTAATATTCAAGGTGTTGCAGCATTCAAAGCAAAAGCTGATGATTTAGAAAAAGCTATGTTATCTAAAAACGTTAGAATTAATTAGTATTTTTAGATATTTATAAATAAAAGAAAATGGTAATTAGAACATATTTTGATAAAAACAATACGATAGTTAGTAATTTAAACGTTAATACTGGTTTAAATCCAATCGCTGAACTATTCTATGGTGGTGCAGCTTCGCAACAACAATATAGTAGATTCTTATTTCACTTTGATGAAACAAGAATTAAAAACTTTTATACTGGTGGTACATTTACTGACCTTAGTAAGCTTAAACACACTCTTAGATTAACCAATACTGGTTCATTCGATAAAGACCTTTTAAATGGAACTATGGCAACAAAAAAACGAACTAGTTCATTTGATTTAATACTATTCAGAATAGACCAAGATTGGGATAATGGTGTTGGATATGACTACGAAGTTTGTGACCTTTTAAATGGTGATTGTGCTTTTTCAAATTGTCCATCAAATTGGATTACACCAAAAACTGGTTTTAATTGGTCTGGTGGTACTGGTGTTTATTCTGGTTCTCCTAGTGCTATAACTGTTACTTACCAACATTTTGATAAAGGTAATGAAAATATTGAAATGGATATTACACAGTATGTTAATGGTGTTTTAACTGGTAATACAAATTACGGGTTAGGTATTGCTTACGACAGAAGTTACGAACTAACTAGTACTAACAACTTACAATATGTTGGATTCTTTACTAACAACACACAAACATTTTATGAACCATTTATTGAAACTGTATATGAAAACCATATCAAAGATGATAGAAATGATTTCTTTTTAGATAAAAATAATAACTTGTATTTATACGTAAATGTAAACGGAAATCCAACAAACTTAGATAATATACCTAGTGTTAATATATACAATCAAAATGATGTTTTATTTTCATCATTCACATCATCTCAAGTTAATCATGTAACCAAAGGTGTTTATTCAATCAATTTATTAGTACCAACAAATGGAACGAATGAAGAGACAATGTATTCAGATGTTTGGACCAACATATCAATAAATGGTATTACTAGACAAGATATTTCTTTGGATTTTGTTACCAAAGATTCTATGGGTTATTATAATATTGGTAATAATGATTCATTACCAAAAAGAGTTGCTGTATCAATTAGTGGATTACAAAATAGAGAAAGAATAAAACGTGGTGATATTCGTAAGGTTTTAGTATCTGCTAGAATACCATATACTGTAGAACAAACACAAGTAATAGATGATATCAAATACCGTTTATATGTATCAGAAGGTGCAGCTGAATTAACAGTAATTGATTTCCAACCAGTTGAAATGACAACAAATAACTATTACTTCTTATTAGATACCGCAAGTTTAATACCAAATATGTATTATTTGGATGTGCTTGTTACATCTAATTTAGAAGTTACCACAATAAAAAATGCGGTTCAATTTGAAATTGTAAACCAAGTTGATTTAAGATATGGACAATAATATGAGAAGTTTTATAAGAAAAAAAATTAGAGAACAAATGATTGATGGTCAAAACATGAATCAAGGGACTCAAACTATTTGTAATAAAATGACTATTGGTAGTTATTCAGAAGCATTACACCATGTTGAAGAAGCAATGAAAGGTGTTGACGAGGCTACTAAAACTAGACTAATGCAAAAGATTCACGTTCCATTGGAAAACCTTAAACAAGAACAAATAACAATTGACGCACAAAGAAAGAACGACCATATGAGTGGTGATAGTATGCCAGATGAGGCAGATACATATTGGCATCAAATTCAATCGACAATATGTGAACAAGGTTCAGATTTTGAATAATTTCTAAAAACTACTTGACTTTATTTCAATATTTAGTATATTTATAATTACGTTAACTCAACGTATTAGTTACGACCATTAAAAAGGTTTAGAGTTGTCATTGGCAACAAAGTAATTAGTACAATAATAACATACATTAAAAAGTTAAACAAATGTACAAAAAAACAAATGAGGTACAAGCTGTGCCTACAGCTATGATTGCTGTGAATAAATCAAGACTTAAAGTCTACAACAATACGGGCGACATGCCAACGTATTATCTACAATCTGGGACTGAGTTCCAAATCGAATTATTTAATCCAACAACAGACGTGATTTTAGCTAAAATCATACTTAACGGTAAACCTATATCACAAGGTGGTTTGGTATTAAATCCAGCACAAAGAGTATTCTTAGATAGATACCTAGATGTTGCTAAGAAATTCTTATTCGATACCTATGAAGTATCTAATACAGAAGAAGTTAAAAAAGCGATAGAGAATAATGGTGATTTCAAAGTAGAATTCTATAAAGAAAGAACACCACTTAATTTTAACCCAAATAATGGAACATTAAACTTAAGTAGTTTTAACCGACCAAGTATTAATACCACTGAACGAGATAGATGTTGTTCAACTGGATTTGGTGGAACATACAATACCAATAGTTTAGGTTCGAGTACATTATCTAAAGGTGATAACACGTCATTCACCAACGGTACAACTGCTTTGTATAGCTCATCAGTAGACTTAGATAGTAAAAATATACCAACACTAGACTTCATGGATGCTTCAGCTACACTTTCTATGGATGCACCAAAACAAAGTAAATTTATTAGAAGCTTAAAGAGCCGTTCTAAGAGCATAGAAACTGGTAGGGTAGAGCAAGGTTCAGTTTCTAACCAAAAGGTTGTTACGGTGGATAAAACATTCGAATATTTAGCTTTCCACACTATAGAGTACAAGATGTTACCAATATCACAAAAGATAAATACGGTTGAAGATATCCAAGTTAAGGTGTATTGCACCAACTGTGGTAGTAAATTAGGTAAAACACATAGATTCTGTGCTAGTTGCGGAACAAAAGCTTAAAATAAAATTAAAGAGTTAACGTATATTAAAAAGCCTAGGTAATACTTAGGCTTTTTTTATTATCTAATAGTTAAATCTATTTTATTATTAATAAACAATAAATTTAAATCAAATAAATTAATTGTTGTTATTTTACAATCTTTTTTACCATCAGCATTTATACCTATCCAAGCATAAACAATTCTACCAATAACCAATACTTTATAATAATGTGTTGGTATTTTTATTTTAGAATTTGGTAAGTATTTTTTATTGTTTTCGTTATATAAAACACCAGTGATTATTATAGCATCTTTTTTATATTTAGCTATAGTATCTTCAACTGACATTTCTAAATCTTTCCATGGGTGTTCATTAAAATAAGCATATTGTGGTGCCTCATTAAACATACTAAAAGAATTTTTATTAACAACACTATCATAAGATGTAATACTTGATGGTGTTAAATGACCTTTATCAAAACCAGTCTTTATATATTTGGTCTCAATATATTTACCTTTGTATGTATCTTGAAACCAACAATTACATCTATCAAACTTACCTATATTTTTAAAGTTTTCGTATCTTATTATCTGTTTAGAAACTAGTGTTGTTGTATCATCATCTAAATATAAAGTTATATCACCATGAGGTATTATTAATTTGTTTTTAGTTATAACATTTGTTTGTGAATAAGTCACCAATCCAATTAGGTAACTTACTAATATTAAAAAATTTGTTTTCATATCTATAAATATCTTGATTTATATTAATTTTATTGGTATATTTGTTAAAAATTAATTATGAATATACCTACATTTTTTATGAGAGATAATGCTTTTGCTAGTGAAGTTCGTAAATTAGTAAAAGAAATTCCTAACGATATGGAATTAGGTGCTAAGCTTAGAAGTTTAATAATTGAAATTAATGAAAATGAAAAAACTTACAATCTAATAAAAGATAGTGAAAAAGATTAGATTTAAATAACTTTACCCACTAAAGATACAAATCTAACGTCTTTAACAGCAAATACCTTTTCATGTTCACCAGCATCTTCACCATATATAATATCACAATGATTAAATTCATTAACAAACTTATTAGTCATTTCATCACCACACTCTAAACCGAATAATTCTAATTGGTCTGAAAAACCCTCACTAATAGCAATTTCACCTACAACAAATAACCCTTGTTGTCTGTTATATAAGTTTCCATTTTTACCAGTTTTTTCTGTGTATAGTTTATTCCATGATTCTAAATTAAGTACATTAGCATTGGTAGTATCTATTTTAAATTTATAGCAATTATCACCAAAATGAGAAGCGTATTCTTTGTTAATAGCAAAATATTGTATTCCATTTCTATTCGAATCGTATTCACCATCAATACATCTGTAAGCAGTGATAGTATCACCCATCAACCCTTCTCTTAATAACTTTTTAATTACCTTTTTCATACCTATAAATATCTAATAACTTATAAAAGTTTAGTCCCTTTACTCAAATTATCTGGACCCCATAATGGTTGAAGGTTATCCAAACACCAACATAGTTTAAATTCTCTATCGTCTGTTGTTTCGAAATTAAAACTAGTCATTGGTATCTTATGGTCAACATGCCACTCACCATAATTATCCCATGTCATACCTTCAGTGAACAATGATTCTAAATGAGACATAAGTTCTTCAATACTATAACCCAATAACACAAATGTGGAACGATATTTAGCTACATCACGTTCTTTTAAACATGTCCATAGTGCTGTTCTTGTTCTAGCACCCAAACGATACTTTGGGTCTATACGTCTTCGATTACGTTCATAATCTCGTTTATATTTATCAATATGGTCCTTATTTGAATCTCTCCAATTTTTATGTGTTTTACGTAAATGCACTCGATTATTGCTAGACCAACCTTTATGATAATCCGCAAGTTTTTCTTTATTCTTAGCTGCATATCTTTTATCAGCTGCTGCTTTACCACCAATGTTTCTTCTACCAGATTGGTCCATAACGACACCATTTTCTTTTAGTGTTCTGTTGATAACTGCTTTATGTACCTTGAATGCTTCACCAATTGATGGTGTACCCATTTTTTCTTCTACATACATTCTAATTATCTCTTTTGTGTCTTCTTCGTTAAATACTATTTTCTTACTCATATCATTTATTTTATACAAAGGTACGAATAATATTTCAATAAGTCAACACAATATGACCATAAAATCTATTATTTATTTAAAAAGTTTATAACAACAAAAAAGGCTAGAAGTTAATCTAGCCTTTTAAGTTATTAATTTATAAGATATTATCTTAATTCGTTAACGTTGAATGTAGGTACACCATCAACTCTTACATGCCCGTAAAAACGGTTATTCACAACCTTTTTAGCATATCTTGTCATAATACCTTTAACTGGAGCAAAGTTAAATGGATTGTACATTGTTGGAGTTAATTGTAAAGGCACGTATGGTGCGTAGATATAACCAGTATCCAATAATGATTTCCCTTTGTGTCCGATAATGATAGAGAAAGCTGGTGCATAAGGGTCACGGTACACTTGGTAACGTCCACTTAAAGTACCAATTCTTTCGATACCCATGTTATAAGAATCTTGTTCTGGGTTAGCATCACTTACGTGGAAGTATTCTAAATCATCAAAGATAGCAGAGATTTCAGAAGAAACAACGATAAAGTTAGCACCACCTCTCAACGTAGATTTGTGGATTTGAGCAGAGATTTGGTTAACACGAGTAATAAGTGTTTGATTCCAATCTTTTTGAGTATATGGACTTGCAGCAGTTGAAGCTTTTCTCCATCCATTATAATCCCAACGTAATTGCCAAGCAGAAGCTTTACGTAAATCTCTAAGGATTTCACGGTCAATCTCAGCAGCAACTTGTTCAGATAACATTGCAGTTAATTCAGCTTCAGCATCGATGTTGTGGAATGCAGAAACGTCTTGTGCTAACTCTGGAGACCATGTAGCTCTTAATTTTCTTTCTTCAACAGCAACAACAACTTCGTCTAATTTGAAAGATACTTCTCCCATTTCAGTTTCTAATTCTAATGAAGCGTATTCAGCCCATGCGAATTGGATATCAGCAGTTACAGTGAAAGCAGATACAGTAGTTGCAGAAGCACCAACATACCCATCATAAGTAGAAGTACCAGCGTTTAATGTACCACCAGCAGTTGTTCCAACTGGGTGACGTAAGTCTAATTCAATATAAATAACACCATGAACATCAGTAAGTGCTAAACCACCTTGGTTAACAATTCCTTTACCATATTGTTGAGTTACTAATCTAAAAGGAACTTCTTGGTTAGCAGCGATGATTTGGTTACCATCTTTATCCAAGATAGCGTTAGTAGTTACAGCATGTAATGAAGCTAAGAATGACTCAGTATCCATGTTGTTACCATCTGGACCAGTCAATACTTCTCTACCATTAGCAGCACCAGCACCACCAGTGAAACCAGATACACCGATAATGATGTTTCTAACAGAACCATCAGTAGATGTTGGTAAACTTGCAGAACCAAGAGCAGCATTCATAACACCAGCAGAATCTAATGTGTAAGCGTTTAATGTACTAGCATTTACAGTTTTGATAGTTAAAGTACCTTTAGAGTTATCAAATAAACCATCATTGTAGAATGCATCGTACAAGTTTTTAGCTTGCATTTGAGTAATTGGTTTAGAGTTAGCACCAACAACAGCAACTGGCAATGCAGCAGCAGTAGCTGTACCATTGTGTTGACCATTCAATCCAGTGTGTGCTGAATAAGTAGTACCGTAGTGAGCATCAGCTCCAGTAGCGTAATCGCTTCCAGCAACACCATTAGAGTCAACTCTAGATGAAGTTTGAGGAACGAAGTAGAACAATTTACCAATTGGCATATTCATAGCTTGTACAGACACGATGTCGTTAGCTAATAATTTAGAGAAAACACGTCTTACGATAGGGAATACAACTGTTTCGAATGAACCAGAAGATTGAGCTGTAGTAGACTCGCTTAATAATGTAGACGCTTGGTTTTCATATAATTGAGCAATATTTTCTTTAACGTGACCTCTAAGACCTTCTAAGAATCCTAATGAGTCCCATTTTGACTGAGTTTCTAAACGGATAGCCTTCATGTGGTTTAATCCGATGTTTCCAACTTGTCCAGATGTTAATAAATGTGACATAATTTTTTTGTTTTATTTTTGTTTTTATTATTATTTGTGTTCCACTCTATTAATTAAATCTAAGATTCTTTTAGTAGATGGGTCAACATACGCAGTACTTTCATTCAATTGTTTAGAAGTACTAGTAGTTGTAGTTTTTATTAATTTGTTTTCTACTGATTCACTAATTGGTTTTCTTGTATCCAATTCGTTAGCAATAATTTTGTAAAGCTTTTTAGACTCAACAAGGTTTGATACTTCTTCATCAAAACGTTTAATGATGTTTTGTTTCTCAGATTTTGTAGTAGAATGTTCCATGAATAATCTAGTTACGTAAGTAAGATTACTATTGAATACTACAGTTTCTACTAACTGGTTTCTAAAAGTTTTAAGAGCTTTTCTGAATTCTAGATTTTCACTCTGTAATTTTTTAGCTTCAGTTAATAAGTTGTTATATTTTTTTGTTGTTTCTAAAACAAGTTTTTTAGAAGCAGATTCATTTACTGATTTTGGGTTTTCTTGTGCACCAATAGAACCACCAGCTGTTTTGTTACGGTGAGTACCTACACTCATTCCAGTACCAATACTGATTTTTTCTTCTAATTGTTCACCTTCTTCCTCTTCTTCTTCTTCTTCTTCAGAACCACCCATTTCGTGTTCAGCTTCTTCCTCTTCATCAGATTCTCCAGCTTCAACTTCTTCAGATTCTTCATCATCACCCATTTCGATTTCGTAATCCATTCCAGATTCTTCATCACCTTCTTCACCACCCATAGAGTCTAAATCAAGGTCTTCTTCATCTTCAATTGAATCACCTAAACCTAAAGCACCTTTTTTAACAATGTACTCACCTGGTTCTGATACTGTTAAGTGAATTTCGTCACCTACGATTTCGATTTCGTCTTCACCACTTAATTTTTTGTAAATTGCGATAACGTCATCATCAGATGCTCCAGTCATATCTAAGTCTTCACCACCTAACGCATCAGCGTCCATTCCTAAATCTGTATCCATTGCTGGTACCTCTTCTTCAGAACCTTCGATATCTTCTAAATCATCTCCTAATTCTTCATCACCCAATTCTACCGTATCAATATCAGCAGTTGCTGCATCAGCATCACCACCTAAATCAACAGCACCGTCAGTTGAATCCAAATCTTCTTCTTCATAATCAGCTTCATTTTTCATAAGCGATTCTTTCACCACACTGTCAATTTCTTCTTTAGCAACGCTACGAAGTATTTCTTTTGTGTTGGCATTTAAAGCAGATTGAATATTTTTAATATCCAACAATGCTTCTTCAAGTATAGATTTTTTTTCTGCCATTTTCTTTTTTTGTTTTTTAATTTTATGTAAATCAAAAAGGTATTCACCTCATTTGTTAATAAATATGTATTGTTTTAAGAAAAACCATTTTTAGGTTAAAAAAATTGATAAAAATGATTAGTCTAATAAAAAACTATCTAAACCATTTTTTAAATTTTCTTTGATAATTGGTGATTTTTTCTCAGTATTTTCAACGTAAGGTCTTAATTCTTCAGCACTTCTAGCAATCCACGCACCAGGCGTACTTGGTGCTGTAACAACATCCCAACATATAATTTCGAAATCATCTTGAACTATTTGTTCACCATTTCTACTTTCTTTAAGTGAACCAACACCTCTAGATGATACACCAATCTTAATTCTATTTCTTAATAAATTAGCAACATCATCACCTTTACAAGAAATGATACCTAAATTTATAAATCCTGGACTCATGATGATTTCCATCTTACCCATAAGCGTGTGACCTTCCCACCAAGTTTCAGTAATGTTGTGAGAAATTCTATCACTAGCAATTACACTAGACTCTGGGTGGTCTAATTCACCAACAGCACTACGCTCTCTAATTGCTTGTTGATATATTTTGTTTTGTTCTTTAAGAATTGATTCTGGATATATTCTACCATTACGATTAAGTATACCATACTTCTGAAGTACAACATATACTATGAGTGGTTCGACAATTGCCATTTTGCTACCATTATCTAATTTTTTCATTTCATTGATAAATAGTTGGTTTCTTGGCTCATCTGGGCTAATATAACCAGCATCATGTTCGATTAAATAACCGAAACCAGTTTGACCAGCTTTTAATATCTTTATATCTGTATTCATATTTATTATTTATATAACAATAAATATATCTATAAAACAAAAAAGCCCCAAACGTTAAGTTTGAGGCCTTTAATTATAGTGGTTAGTTATTTCTTTTTTCTATAAAAATCAAATGTTTTATTATCATCAAATACATCATCAACCAACATATTCACAACATTATCCAACATTGGTCGCATAATCTCTGAATTAACTGGTATCTCATTATTCAAGAATAATGTTATTTCACAATTGGTGAAACTTCTCTTACCGTATTTAATCCCAGACTCCCTAATATCTAAATCGACAATTGTTCTGTCTTTAATGAATTCACAATCTTCATCACTATTAAATAGATTGAATAAATTCTGTTTTATCTTTTTATTAATATCTCTAATTACTCTACTGTAACTTACGATATCTTCATCAATGGGTTCAGCCCATGTAGACATGTTAATATATACCGCCTTTGAATGTTTATTATTCACGCTACCATAAACTACGTTATAGTTTTTAAATGTTGTTACCTTTACTTCTTTTCCCGTTTTCATAATACCTGGTTTTTTAATACAAGTATAATGATTTTATTTGGTTTAGTCAAGTACCTTAAAGTTTACCCCAAATAGCTATTGTAATACCCACAGCAATTTGGATAAATGATATAACAGCAATAGCTGCAATCCATCTACTTTTTTGTTTGTAAATCTCATCCTTGGCTTCTTTCATTTGAGTTGGTGACCAAACATCATTCACTCTATCAATCCAAGTAGAATGTGTTGATACTTTTCCTTCAACATTTTTAACTTCACTTAATTTCTGATTTAACTCATTAAGTTTAGTATCCATATCGGTTCTCATTTTTTCATAATTGTCGTTAAGGCGTTCTAATTCTTTAAGAACCAAGTTACTGTATTCACCCCAAGTATTTTTTTCGTCAGACATAATTAAATAATTTTAATTTGGTTTAATATTAATATAATTTTTGAGCACATGCTCTCGTAACACTTAACTTTTGAAGTAGCCGATTTAGAATCATTTATTTCTAAATTACCCAATTCAATGATTTCTTTTATTTCATCAGCAATTTTAACATATTCATCACTTTTATATGATTCAGCGGTTAATTTATGATTTAATTCTCTTAGTTTAAGTATGTTTTCTGAAACATTTTTCATAATCGATAGTTTTATTTGTTAATTATCTTGTAAATTACCTCTCAATTCAATCAATTTAGATATATTTTTATTGAAATCACCATCAATAGTTTTATTATCATTTAACAATTTATCTTTTACTCGTAAAAGTTTGTCTTTTGATTCTATATCTGATTCCACCAATCTATCGTTTATCAAGTCAATACACTCTCTAACTAATGATTTATAAACATCACCCTTTTCTTCATCTGTTGAACCCATAAGAACTTTGATAATCTTTTTTTCTGATTCATCTAAGCTAGCGTATTTCTCATTGTATTTGTCAACCATAATACTTGACAACATACTAGATGGTAAATCATATGATTCAACGATGTCTTTAGCTTTGTTACCCAAGATATAATCAACTACATTGCTAGTAGCTTCAATAATTGTATCTATGGTTTCTGTTGTTTTTTTAGTGAAGATTAGCGTAGCTATATTCTCATGTAAAGATTTGTGGTCGTAGTCCAAGTCCTCTTTAAGTAATTCACCTTTATCACACAATGTGATAAATTCAACCAAACTATTATTCATTTGGATTAATTTATCTTTATCAACCCCAGAGAACAATGCAATATTTTCTTTTACAAATTCAGTTGCTTTTTCTCTATTTGATTCTATTTTAGTTTCTATATTCGAAATTACTAAAAACTGAGTTTTTAATGATTCATTTTCTTTAACTAGTTTAACATATTTCTTGAATAAACCCAAAGATGTTGCATCTTTTGATGCAATACCTTCAGAAACCAATTCATTAAACACGTTTTTTATTCTACCGAAGTTTTTCATACTTTCTTTTAATTAATAAATATCTTTATTTAATACAAAAAGTGATTATTCATCCAACATTTTATTAATATCTTTAATCATACTATTTATACTTTCATTCACTTTTATATTTTTATCGTAAATTTTAACTTTTTCTTCTCTAGGTTTTTCCTCTGGTTTAATTGATTCTAATAAAGTTACAAACCTACCTTTATACTTATTACTTCTTTCATCAAGTTGTTTTTGAATTTTTTCTTTTCTTTCAGTTAATAACTTTTCAGTCTTTCTAATTGATTCAGCAACAGTTTCACCAGCAAATTCTTCAGCAGCTCCAGCTTCAGCACCAGCCTCAGCGGTTTCACCACCTTCAGTAGCAGCACCTTCTTCACCTTCAGCACCACCTTCTTCACCACCGAAATCTAAATCCTCACCAGATACTCCACCACCTCCGAATGAACCACCTAGACCACCTCCACCTCCAGCACCACCTTCAGCACCATCACCTTCAGCTCCTTCAGCTCCAGCACCATTTTCTAGTGCTTTTTTGTAATCACCATATATTCTATCAACTACATCAAACGTACCAGTATGTTTAATAACAGCACCAGTGTTAGCTAATTCAGCAGCTGCTGCTTTCTCCATTCTTTGTTCAAGTAAATCTTGTTTAATTTCATCATCAGACCAACCAAGAATCTCTCTATGTGCTCTAGTCATAGACATTGCTGCGAAACCATTACCAGCATCAGATACTGCATCTTTGAAAAGAGTGATTTTAAGTTGTGTGTGCTCAACCTTAAGCATTTCAGCTTGTGTTGATGGATTATTTAATGTAAGTGTAAAATTATCTAAATCTTCTTCAAATCCTAAGATGTATAAATGTATAATCGCAATCTTATTAAGTTCTTGCAACATTGATTGTTGAATTCTATTTATTGTTCTAGAAAAACGAATATCTTGTAATGCTAAGTTTTTACCATCACCAGTCGCTTCTTCAAAACCTAAGAATGGTTTAGGAACTCTAAGTGAAGTAAATAAATTTCTTTGTAAATACTCAATATCAGCAATTTGGTCCAAGTTTTGAGCACCAGGTAAGGTCTCAATTGGGTTTGGTGCATTCTCAGAACGTACTGGGATAAAATAATCTTGGTCGTTTGATAATTGATTATAACGTAAATCCATTTGACCAGTTTGTGGGTCAGTAATAGGCATACGTTTGAATCTATCAGCAATCGTATTCACGTATTGTTCAACATCAGCATCATCAATGTTACCCACATATATTTTATAAACACGTCTTTCTGGTGCTCTTGTAACACGATAAACAAGCATCGAATCTTCTGATAATATTAATTGTTTCCAAATACGTCTAGACTTCTCTAATACAGATGTACCATAAGGTAAACGTCTATCATCACCAGTAAGTCTAAAGTGAGCAATTTGCCATGAATTAAATTCAACATCACGACCTCTCCAAAAGAATTTAACCTTATCTGTTGAAGATTGTTTTTCTTCAGTATTTACAGTTTCTCTACCAGATATCATATCAAACAATCCAGTTTCTCTACGTTCCATTTCATAATTAGGCATCTGTTTACCACCAACAATACCATGTCTTTCATCAATGTTTAGGTAAACAAAATTATCTCCGTATTTACATGTATTTCTAGTCCACATCGGTAAAGATGTATGCACATCAAGTCTATTGAAAAACAAATCTTCTAATATACCTTTTACACGTTTACTATCTGAGTAAATATTCATCATTCTACCTTGGTCATTAAGTGTGGTTGATTCCTCCATCATAATGTCTAATGCAGCTGCAATAGTTGGGTAAAACTCCATAGCTTCAAAATCAGAATACGAACCAATACGTGTTGTTTCATAATTGATTGATTGTTGGAACAAACCACTCTCAACTTTTTTCCATACTTGTCCTAAGTACTTATTTTGTTGTGCTTGTAATTTAGCAACATCGTATTCAGATTTATTATCTGTTTTAAGTAAATCACCACTACCAATATTGAAACGTTGTGTAGGTTGTGCTTGTCTTTGTGTTTGTTTAACATTATTAGGGTTTAATACTTGCCCTAGTTTTTGAAAAATTGTTAGATTTTTATTATCTGCCATAATTTGTTTTTATTTAAATATAATCTATTTTTTTATAAGTTAAAGGGTTACATAACGTAATCACATTCAACATAAGCATCACGCTGTTGCTCATAATTAACAACATTAACGTTATAAACATATGTTGTAACCCAATCTTGTCCTTGTGAGTAAGGTGTTGCTGAACAATAAAACGGTTTTTCATTACCTTTTTTTATTTGTGAATTACCAGAAACATTATTTGGTGGTGGTGACCATTGATACAAGGCCCCACCATTTGGTCTTGATTGTACGAATACTTTTTTACCTAATCCCATAATTATCTCATTCTATTTTGATTTCCAAATAACCACATATATTGACCAGTTGGGTCTTGTACGTTTTTATATGCGGTATGTTGTGGATTTATTTTTGTTACAGTTTGTTTTGATGTTGAATCGATAGTTTTTACTGTTGGATTAGTATTAGCCGAACCACCAACCCAACTATTTAACATAGCTTTGGTTTGTTTCTCAAGTCTTTCTAAATTTTTAAACGAATGTTCAACAACCCATAAAGCCATAGCTAATGACATTATTAAATCATCATGATAACCTTCCATGTGGTCTGGCCTACCATTTTTATATATAAATGTTTTTAATTCAGAAGTTAATCTAACCGAACGAATTTTAATTTCATTTGTTCTAATTTTATATTCTAGATTAGCAATCATTGGTAGTCGAACACTAGTTGCTTGAAAACCTGGTATTTTATCACCTTTTCCATAATTAGCAATTTCTCGTTGTCTTGATGATAAAATCTTACCCCCAGCCACATCATAATGTAATCGTTTATAATCGAATTCAAGTAATTTCAAAACAGTTGAAACACCCATACCACCAGTAATATCAACTACGGTATATGCTTTGTACATTTCACCATACTCTTCAACAACTTGTGCAAGTAAATCTGGTTGAATTTTACCTTGATACTCCATTACTTGTTCCATTGTAGTGAAATCAACAATAACAATAGTTGAAGCATCTTCACCATCACCTCTTGATACATCGACACCCATAACATATTGATGTCCTTCTTGTGGTTCTTCCCAAATCCAAATCTCTTGTTCTGGACCTAGTGTTATCATTGGGTCTTTTACATTATATTTATTTTGGTAATCAATATATTCTTCATCAATAACGTTACCACCAGAACCAATAAACGATACATCTAACTCTTGTGCAATCATCTTAGCATCGTTATTCATACCTCTACACATTTCCTCATACCAAAACGATGTAGGTTTCCAACCATCATCAGTCATTCTATTATATGATTCAAAAGTAAATTCAACTTCAACAGACTCTTCATCACCTTTAAGCCATTTAAGACCTTTATTGTAACGTAAGTCTTCATACCATTTCATCTCGATAATGTTGAAGTTATTCTTTTTCTTCTTAGCTTGGTCATATGTATTATAATACAATGCATCCATACCTTTCGGTGTTGAAATAAGCATTGCTTTACCCCCAGTACCTAACGCTGTTAATGCGGCACCAAATACTTCAGCACCATTATCAATATAGGCAGCCTCATCCATTATTAAGTATGTAGGTGTAAAACCACGCAAGGCATCTTTTGATGTTGCTACCGCTTTAACACGACTACCGTTTGGTAATCTAATCTCTTTCTTTGAATCAGTAAGGAATATTGTTTTAGCATCGTTTTTAGGGTTACCACAATATTCCTCACCCCATACCCATCTAGGTATTTGCGATAGGAAATCTTTAATCTTAGCCAAGAACTCGAATGCTAACTCTTGTTTATTGGCAATAATTAGAACCGCTTCTGGGTTATCTTCATCAGCGAATGCTACTTTTATTGACATATAAGCAGCAGTTGTTGTTGATACACCAGCTTGTCTTGGTTTAGTTACTAGGTTAAATCTATGTTTTTCGTATGCAGATACGATTTCTCTTTGTCTTGGAAAAAGCTTAAATGGAACGAACCCTTCTTGAGTTTTATCAAATGTCTCTAAATAAGTCTCAATAGCGTATATTGGGCTTGATAAACATTTCGCATACTCTTTAAATATTTCTTGTCTCGTTAACATATTCTTTTATTTTACTTATAAATATGCTGAAACCTAAGAAAAAGGCTTATATTAAATGACAAAGGGCCCATAAAGGCCCTTATTATCAATATATTTATCTATGACTTTAAAACAAGTCATCAAAATCAAAACCATCATCATCTGAAGTATCATCTGGATTGTTATCATTATCACCATTCATTAACTCATCGAAATCAAATCCATCATCTGAAACATCTGTACCCATAGCTTCATGGTACTCTTCTTCTTGAATGGAAGATTTAACTTCATCTATAATATTTTTGATTATAGCTTTACCCTCTTTTGTACCAGCCATAATTTCTCTCATTTTAACGTTAAATTCTCTAACTGGCAAAGCAGCTATTTCAGAATATACGTGATGTTTATAATGGAAATCATCTGGTTCTATAGCATCAGTAAATCTACTCCATAAAGCTGGACCGATTCTCATATCCCATGGTTCAGCAGCTAAGAAATCAGCCTTATCAATAACAAACTTACCAATCTTTTTATCTTTAGGTAAACCATGTGCTGATAATAACTCCATAACACCTTTAACTAATTCATGTATAAGTACTGGGAAAACCATTGCTTGAACATGTATGATAGCTTTAGGGTTATCTTTTGTTGGGAATTGAACTCGAACTACACCACCATTAATACCTTCTTCCATTTTAGGTATTATGTAATACATATAATCAGCTGAAGCCATCATTTTAGTGTACTTATTAGCTAAACGTGGGTCAACATCATTCAACTCATCATCAACCATATGGAACATATGATTACATTTTTTAGCAGCACCTTGAGTCATAGCGTTAAGAAAACGTCTCTTATAAACTTCTTCGTTAGCATTAACCATTTGGTCATGATTTTTAAATTCTACTTCACTAACAATTGGTGTTGGGTTCTTTTTAGTATCTTTCATGTTGATTTTAGATGTTAGTTCAGCGTGTATCTCAACAACATCTTCACCCATATCATATTCATCACGAATCATTTTAACCGCTAATTCTTCTAATTGTCTTTTATGACTATTTTCTAATTTAATAGTTTCCATAACCAAAGGCATCATACCAGTAACAACATCTGTTTTATCGATGTTATCAACTTCATAAGCTCTTTTATAACGTTTAGCAACTTCATTAAACCTTTCACCCATTATTTTTTGTTCAAATGTTGATTCATCACCATCTGGAAATATTGGGTGGTCACCTAGAGATGTTTTTCTATTAAGTAATTCTTTCTCCAATTGAGGGTGCATCCTTTCTGTTAATCCTTCTGGGTAAACAATGCTCTCATCTAATCGTTTTTTACCTTCTTGAGATTTCTTTAAAGCTTCTTCTGCTAATTTTCTGTAGTCTTTCATTATTTAATATCTTTTACTTTGATTGTTTTGATAACTTTGCTTATTTCAAGACTTTCTATTAATTGATTCTTAGTGATTACTTTAGATTCAGTAACTGGTTGTTCTGGTTGTTTAGACATAACCTTTAAACCACCAATCAAATTAGTTAACCCAGTTCTAGGAACACCAATCATTTCAGCAAACGCTGCAATCACTTCTCTTTTAGCAACTGGGGTTTTAATAGTGTCAATAATGTTTTTAGGGATTCTCTTAATAATTAAGTCTATTAATTTTTTTGCTTTAATATTCATCTCTTCATCACTTTCCTCTCCAGTTGGTGAAATCTCATTAATTGTATCAACTTTCCTTTTACCAGCACCAAATAAACGTTCATTAGTGTGTTTTTTAAATTTACTAACACCCATGTATTCTTCCTCATCTAATTTGTTACTAGAAAGCATTTCTTCTATTGTTTTGAACTTACGTACTTCATTTGTTTGTTTGTTCACTAAATAGTGTTTATAACCCTCATACGTGTCTCCAGTTGTTTCTTGAACATCTGGTGTTGTTTGAATATCTTGACCTTGAAGACCAATAGATTCCATTTCAAGTCTTTCCTTCATAGGTAAAGCTATCTTAGACTCAAATTCTTCAATCGAATGTATGATGTTATTACCTTCTTCATCCATATCATCATGACAAAATACTGCCATAACTATTTCATTATTAACATCTAACCCTCTTATCATTTGATAATTTTTATCAACAATTGTAAATGGTTTAGATGTTTCACCAGTGTTACTATCCTTTACGTTTGATAAATACTTGATAGTTGATTGGTCTTGAGGTGTTATTATAGCTTCTGGTTCTAATGAATCATCTTCTCTAACACTAGACATTGTAGACATTGTAGGTGCTGGTCTATCTCCAGTTATTTTAACGTTTACTTTAGGGTCAAGAGTACCTTTTACTTTTTTATATGTTTGCATGTCCATTTCTAGACCTTCGTTTAATTTATTTTTTTTCATTGTTTTTTATATTATATTCTAATATTAGGTCATTTTCATATAGTTTGTCCGCAACATTCTTGATGGGTTCACCAAACTTAAAACAAAGTCTTTTTTCTGGGTAAGATTCATAAGCGTTTATATTCTCCCATGCCAAAGCTATTACTCCATCAACAGCATCCCAAACAGCAAATGTATCACTATTTTGAATTACATCTAGTTTTAACTCAGATTCAAGCCTACCAACTTTTTTAATAAAGTTTTCATGTGGTGGCTCTGGTCTTCCAGATGCTGGATAAGTATCCCATTCTTCACCATCAACATTGTCAATTGTATCAGAAAATATAAATTCATAAAGTAAATTACCCTTATAATCCTTTCCAACCATATTAACATATATCAAAAATAATTCATCCATTACTTATTAGCTTTTGGGTCTGGTTGAACTTCTGGCGTTGGCAAGAATGGTTTATTTTTTCTACTAGGTGCAACATTAGGTTGAACTTTGTCTGGACTTGGTGCCACTTGTGGTTCTGGTTTAACTATTGGTTCGTTCATACTATCATCTTGATTAAATGTTTCTTGAAGCTTATCTTTCAAGTAATTTTTATCAAATATACTACTTTTTTCAGTAGGAATCAAGTCTTCACTAACCATTTTTGATACTGGTGTAGATGACCACATTTTACAAGACCAATATTTAGGTGTTGTTCTATCTTTAGCTTGTGAACACTTATGTCTAGCTCTAAATGATTTTTTTCTTTCTGGGTTATCTCTTTTAATTTCCATGTTAGGGTCACCAAAGTTAACTTTTACAATATTTCCTTTTTTATTTTTAACGTAAACTTTAAACTTTTTAACATCACCTTTCATTGGTTTACCAAGCGGTTTACCGTCATATTTACCTTCATAAAGTTCATCACTATCAACACTACCATATTCATCACTGTAACCACCTTCCATTTCACCATCATAATCCATTGATTCATCTTCTATGTTAGATTCAAAGAAATGATAAACTTCTTCAATATCATCAGCAGATGATGCAATATGGTCAACAGCCCATGCATGACCATTAGCACACATTTCATCAATTTGTTGTTGATTCATTTCTAATAATTCATTTGCTGCGTGTGCGATTGTTTTAAGGTTTTGCCAAAACATATAGTTCATAGACTCACCTTCGTTTTCATTGATTGGAACACAATTAGGTACTTCTTTACCACCTTTATCTTTCATACCAACTTGTTTATAACCTTTCCAACATGGTTTCATTTCATCTAAGATGTCGTTTGAACCTTCTTGGAACATATTGTTTTTCTTTGGTTTATCTAAGAAAAAATTCTCAAATACAGTTTCTTCCAAACCTTCATCATTACCAACTTCATCACCACCCATATCGTCACTAAACTCATCACCACCATCACTATCGCTAGAAGAATCGGAATCATTATTATCTGAAGAATTCTCGTTGTCATCATTTCCAGCAGTATTAACTTTTTTAATTATATCTCTTTTATCTTCTTCATCCATTTCACCAGTGTGTGTTGCTGATAATAATGAATTAATTGCGAATTTTTCCAAATCAAAATCTGGTTGACCTTGTTGTTCGTTGTATTTTCTAAGTGATTGACCTAATTTCCCAGTTAATTGCTCTATGAATTTTTTAGGGTCAGTTTCCTCGTCAGCTTCTACACCAGCATCAAATGGTTCATCATTAAATGGTTTATCATTTGCTTCTGGTGCTTGAGGTTCTTCATCACCACCAAAACCACCGAAACCAGCGTCATCGGCTGGTTCGGAAATAGGTTCCGCTGGAGCTGGTGCCGCTGCTGGTGCAGCATTTGCAAGCTTCAACTTATATTTTTTATCTTCGTTTATTTCAACGTGTATACTTTTTTTTTTAATGTACCCTCAGTAAGACTATCAATAATAGAATCCATATCTTTAATTGCTCTATTGATAGTTAATTTATGTTCATTAACTTTTTTACCACTTCTTAAATCAGATAAATCATCAGCTTCGATGTCACCATCTTTATCAACATCTAATTTATCTTGGTCACCAGTTAACATCTCTTCAACAGCTTTTTCAACTTCAGTTAATTCAACTTCATCTTCTTCAGTACCACAATATTCATTTTCTGTAATTGATTCAGAAATACCTTTTTCTTTTTTAACATCCATAACACAAGCTTCATACTTGTCTTTATCTTCTCTACCAACACTAGCAGTACAGATAGCCCAAGGATTGTCTTTACCTTCTTCTTCAAATAATGGTGTGTTACCTTCTAAATTACCTTCATTAGAAAATCCATTACCACCATAGTTACTAAAACCACCAACAGAACCATTTTCTTTCAATAAGTTATCATTCTTAAATACATTGATTTGATGACCTCTATCTAAAGATTCAGCCAAAGAATTAAATCTTAAGTTCAAGTGTTTTATAGCTTTAGCATATGAAGGATAAGCTTCATTTTTCTTGTTTTGTAACCCACCAATATAACCAAAATCTTCAGTAATTAAATTAGATGTTTTAGTTGTTGATTTAATGTAATATTCGTGATTTTCTCTTACGATAGCATAAGCAATACCATCTGGTCCAATTTTAGTCAATTCAACAACTGAAGTTGTATGATTCTCATTAATAGGTTTAATACCCATTAATTCAATCATTCTAGAATTAACTTCTTTACCCTTAAGACCCATTGGTGTTATTCTATTTTCGTTTTTCATATTTTTTTGTTTTCTAACTTTTTATTTTATTATAAATATCATTAAGGATACCAAAATTAAATGTATTCACCACTTCCTTGGGTAACATCTTGATTATCACCCATAAGATAACAACCAGTACCACCAGAAACACTTCTAACCCAAATAGCTAAATTTGATGAGCTAGCAACATTTACAACTGTACCGTTTATATTAATAGTACAACCAGCTGTTCCACCATAAATTTCAGTATATGTGTGTGCTGAAAATACTGGACTTTGAGCTGGAACAATAATACTATGTATATCACTAATTTTTGCCATATTCTATTTGTTTACTAATAAATATATGGAAAACAAAAAAAGAGCCTTACTTAGCTCTTTTATTTGGTTATTTATCACCATTTAAGATTAATGTTATCTCATACATAGACGGTGCACCTACACTTCCGAATTCTTTAAAAATTTCTTCCATTTTAAATTGTTTTAATTTATTTTAGTTTGATAATGATGCTTTTATAACACCATGTGATTTATAATCGATGATTTCGAAATCAGTAATCTGCATATTATCGATAAGAATACCTATATCCCCATGTAAAGGTCCAATACCACACTCACCACCTTCAGTTGGCCAAAATTCAGTGTTAATATTTAATTTTGGTAATTCAAACGCTTCTCTAGTGCGTTTAGGAATACTAAACTCATCACAAACCTTTTCTAGTTCATAATCACTCATACCTTCTTGTATTCTAGTTAAATCCAAGCTTGGATTCTCATAACACATACAAACTCTCTCATCAATTCTTAACTCTCTACCAATCTGTTCAGTAGCTTGTTCAATATGGTTTGAATATAAATGAACATCACCCAAGTTACCAATCAATTCATCTGGAACCATATTAACTGCTTTAGCAATGATTTCAAGTAGTAAACCATATGATGCGATGTTGAATGGTAGTCCTAAGAATGTATCCACTGAACGTTGATTCCACATCAATGAGATTGCTCGTTTAGGTATCCCACATATATCAAATTTTTTATGTAACCAATCTTTGTCGGGAAAATTACTATTTTCAATACTATCACCAATTGAAAATGTTCCGTTTATATCATAGAACATTTCTGGATTTGGATGTAATTTAGCTCGTTCATCCAAATCTAACTCTCTTGTATAAACTTGAAATCCATAATGACAAGGTGGTAAAGTCATTTGGTCCAATTCACCAACGTTCCACGCATTAACCATCAAACGTCTTGAATCTGGGTTTGTTTTAAGGTCGTTGATTAGGTTTTCGATTTGGTCTATTTCACCTCTAACTCCAGTATAAGTTCCATCGGGATAATTTTTTCGATATTCCCAACTTCTCCACTGCTTACCATACACTGGTCCTAAATCACCCCACTTCTTAGCAAACTCATCATCAGTTTTTATTTTATTAATGAAATCTTCTTGTGTTGGACAAATAAGTAATTGACCAGCTTGTGACCCTAATAAATCAGCAGCATTTTCGGATTTATAACCTGGATTTTTTATAAAATTCTTATAAGCATCACCATTCCAAATATTACAATTATTTTCTAAAAGATATTTAATATTGGTATCACCTTTTAAAAACCATAATAATTCTGTTATAATTCCCTTTGTATACATCTTTTTGGTTGTTAACAAAGGAAATCCGTCAGACATCTTATGTCTTATTTGTCTACCAAAGACAGAAATGGTACCCGTTCCAGTTCTATCACTTTTACGGGTACCATTTTCTAGTATGTCTTTTAATAAATCATGATAATCTTTATCTAATTTATTCATGTTCTACTACTTCTTTTTTAGTTACATTCTCATAAGTTGAGATTCCACTCTTTAATTCTTTTAAAGAAGCTGATGTTACATTACCATTCTTTAAGTAATTGCTAATGATGTTACTCATTGACTCCAACATTGTTTTAGTCGCTACTTCTGGAGAGATATGTTTATCCTCTTCTTCTTTCAAAGATTCAACTTCTTTGATGATTTCTGTTACATCAACAACACCTAATTTTGATGATGTGTATTTTTTGATGTGAGTGTTTAATACCGAACCTTGACTCTCAGCTAATTCAAAACGCATATAATCAGTTTTAGCAACATCAGCGTACTTATATTGTCCACCATGGTTAAAAATAATTGTTAACTCATTATTTGTTGAGTTATACGTTGAAGCACAGATATTCGATGAAGAATAAATTGCTTTGATGGTACCATCTTTTTCTTGTCTTTTTAAAATCATTTTAATTTTTATTTAATTTATGTTATCTTTGTAAACGTTCTAAAAGCTGAGATTTCATCTAGATTAAATAATCTATTTGTTACAATATTCTCACCATCATTTGATGAATATTCATTTATTATAAAATAATCACCATGTAAATAATAATCACATTTAGCAAATTCAATTTTAGTTGTTGTAGGTAATTCAAAATTATTTACCTTGTTTTTAACTAGTAACTCAAGTTTATTGTAAATTATCATAATCGTTTACTTTTTATACAAATATACTAATATTTATCTTAAAAGTCAAGATTGATTTAATAAAAAATTATTAGTATCTTTGTGTGGATATTATGAATTAAAAATATTTTAAAGTATGAATAGAGAGATTTTACCAAAGGTTAAAATTATAATTAACCAAGCAATGAAGGAAGCTAAATCTTTCGATGATATTAAGATAAAACCAGAACACATTGTATTATCAATACTATCTGATAATGATAATGAATGTATTAAAGTTTTAAAGTCTCTTAATGTTGATACATCTGAACAATATGATAGATTATCAGATTTAATCAGAAAAACTGATTTAACACCTAGAGTTTCGACAAATAGTGTTAGAAAAAAACCATCATTCTCTGAAGAAACTAAAACACTTGTAAAAAGTTTAGACTTAGAATGTGAAAAATTAAATGATAACGTGATTGATACTACACATATCATGTTAGCAATTTTATTAACCAAATCAATTACAACTGATTTATTTAATGAAATAGGCGTAAATTATAATAGTTTTAAAAAACAATTTAAAAAAATGAAAGAAGATTTTAACAATGCGTATGAGGGTGATGAATCTAGTGATGAGGAAACTTATAGACGAAAACCAAAACAAGCTGAAACAAAAAGTAAGACACCAGTATTAGATAATTTCTGTAGAGATATATCAAAAGCTGTTGAGAGAGGAGAAATTGACCCAGTGGTTGGTAGAGCACAAGAAATTAAACGAGTGTCCCAAATACTTTCTCGTAGAAAGAAAAATAACCCAGTATTGATTGGTGAGCCTGGTGTTGGTAAAACATCCATTATCGAAGGACTTGCTCAACTTATATACGATGGTAACGCACCAAGAACGCTTATCAATAAAAGAATCTATACGTTGGAATTAGCTGGACTTGTTGCTGGTACAAAATACCGTGGACAATTTGAGGAACGTATGAAAGCTGTTTTAGAAGAATGTAAAGCTAACCCAGATATTGTATTATTTATCGATGAGTTACATACAATTGTTGGTGCTGGAAATGCCTCTGGTTCATTAGATGCATCTAATATCTTTAAACCAGCGTTAGCTCGTGGTGAGTTACAAATCATTGGTGCAACAACACTAGATGAATATCGTGAGAATATTGAAAAGGATGGTGCTTTAACTAGACGTTTTCAACAAGTACTTGTTGAAGAACCAACTCTTGATGAAACAAAAATTATTCTTAATAATATCAAAGAAAAATACGAAAAACATCACAAAGTTAAATATACTGATGAAGCTATTGAAGAATGTGTGAAACTTTCTGATAGATATATCATGGATAGGTCAATGCCAGATAAAGCAATTGATGTGTTAGATGAAGCTGGTGCATCAACCAATGTTGGTGTTGAAAAACCAGATAATATCAAAGAACTTGAAGCTAAAAAAGCTGAAATTAATGAAAAGAAAAAAGAAGTTGTTGTTAAACAAAAATACGAAGAAGCAGCAAAACTTAGAGATGAAGAAAAGAAAGTTATCGAGGATTTAACAATAGCAATGGCTGAATGGCAAGCTAAATTAGATAAAAAAGTAACTGTTGTTGGTGTAGAGATAATTTCTGAAGTTGTGTCTATGATGACTGGAATTCCTCTTACTAAGATTTCAACACAAGAAAGTAAAAAACTTATGGCTTTGGATGCGGAACTTACTGGTAGAGTTATTGGTCAAGATGATGCTGTTACAAAGGTTGTTAAAGCTATTAAACGTAATCGTATTGGTATCAAAGATAAAAATAAACCAGTTGGTTCTTTTATATTCTTAGGTCCTACTGGTGTTGGTAAAACACTTTTAGCTAAATTACTTGCTGAACATGTATACGGTGATGCTGATTCACTTATTAGAATGGATATGTCTGAATACATGGAGAAACACTCAGTATCTAGACTTGTTGGTCCACCACCAGGATATGTTGGTTATGAACAAGGTGGTCAATTAACTGAAAAAGTTAGACGTAAACCACATTGTGTTATCTTATTTGATGAGATTGAAAAAGCACATGAAGATGTATTCAATATATTATTACAATTATTAGATGAAGGTATGCTTACTGATGGTTTAGGTCGTAAGGTTAACTTTAAAAACGCACTTATTATATTAACTTCAAATATTGGTGTTAAAGAAGTATCTTCATTTGGTAAAACTATGGGGTTTGAAACCGCATCAAGTATTGTTGGTGAAGAAAATAGAGCTCGTGGTATTATTGAAAAAGCTTTGAAGAAAAAATTCAAACCAGAATTCCTTAACCGTATCGATGAAGCAATTGTCTTTAATGGATTGAAAGAACAAGATATTCATAAAATTATTCACCTTGAAATTAGTAAACTTAAACAAAGAGTTGCCGAGATGAATTTTAATCTTGAAATAAGTCAAGAAGCTATTGAATTCTTAGCCAGACAAGGTTACGATGAAGCATATGGTGCTAGACCACTTGCTAGAGCCATCCAACACTATGTTGAAGACCCAGTGGCTGATGAGATTCTAAATGAGAATATTGCCGAAGGTGAAACAATTGGTATAACGTTTGATACTAAAAAAGAAGAGTTGGTAATCAAACAAGTTAAAACAAGAAAAAGAAAATAATAAATAAACCCACATTTTTTTGTGGGTTTTTTATATTTATATAATATGAAGTCATCAATTAAAAACATACTTAGAGAAACTAGTGATAAAACTATCACATGTACCAACTGTGGTTGGTTATGGAAAGAATCTGAATCAGACATTAGTGACTTATATGTTTGCCATAAATGTGGACATGATAACACCAAAGATAAATTGTCAGAATCAAACAAATCAAATGTAAAATCATTACTCAGAGAACGTCTGTTAACTCAAGACGATTTAGATATTAGACAAGTTGCTGATTTTGTTAATTTTGCAAAAGAATTTTTAGGTATTGATGATGATGTTAAAGTTGAATTAGCATTTGAACGCACACCAGACATTAAAACTACTGCTTACTATCGTTTGGATGGGTTGATAAAGATATACGCTAAGAATAGAGCTATTATCGATATATGTAGGTCTATTGCTCATGAACTAGTTCACCATAAACAAAACTTAGAAGATAGGTTGATTGATGCTGTTCAAGATGGTGAGGATGGAAGTCCAATTGAAAATGAAGCCAACGCAGTTGCTGGTGTAATAATAAGAAAATGGGGTAAGCTCCATCCAGAAATTTATTTATAATATGAAAAACAAATTAAAAGGCGGTAAATCAGACAATATGACAATTAAAGATATTGCAAATAAATTTAATGTACCAGTATCTGATGTTAAAAAACAAATCACCAAAGGTGAAAAAGTTGAGTCAGAACATACAACTGATAAAGGAAAACAAACTGAAATCGCAACTGACCATGTATCCGAATTTCCAGACTATTACGATAGACTTGAAAAACTAGAAAAAGATGCTGAAAAATATTGGAAAAGTAAAATGACTGAAAGTAAAAAATCAATTAAAAATATTCTTAGAGAAAATTTAAATAGTCCTTCAATCAAACAACAAATTTATCAACAAATACAAAAATTAGGTTTAGACCCAAATGAAGTGGATATAAATTTAAATCATAAACCTATGTCTTATGATGTACAACCAGAATTAGAAGAAGGTGCTAAATCTTACATAGGTAAAGCTTTAATAACTTGTTTGATTGGTGCTAGTGGTCTTGTATCTTGTAAAAAAGCTGAACATAAATTTATGTACAAATACTCATACAAAGATTCAAGAATCGATAAAGAACATCTTAACCCAAATCTACGTGGTTCTTGTTTTTTTGCATATGACCACATCCTAACACCAGCTGAAATAGCTGCTGAAGAAGATAAAATAGAAGTTGAAACTGAAAAAACATTAAATATTGATATAGTAGATGGTACTGATAAACTAGAATTTGAGGAAGAAGACCACGGTCAATGGGGTTAATTAACCTCATTACCATCTTCCCCAATATATTCATGACTAAAACAAATCCTTTTATTATCAAAATAGTGTTCTTTATACATGGCACCCAATGGTATATCTGTTCTTAATTTTTTATTCTTGCTTGTACCTTTCCATAATTTTGACTTTTCCATGTAGAATCCCATGCGTGGGTGTGCTGTTCTTGAAAAGAATCTATGACCTTGTTCTAAGTGAATCTGAGCAACCGCTTCAATCATTCTAACACCTAAACCAACACCTTGGAATTCTGGTAATACAACAGCTCTATGACCTCGCCAACCATTCTTAACACTTCCACTTGGTTGTGTTATTGTTGAAATAAAACCAACAACTCTACCATCCCACATTGCTACATAACACCTAGATGCTTTATTAATATTATGATTTAAATAATGATGGTCTTTAAACATGTCCCAAGCTGCATACGTTGTCTGATATATTTCGATGTTGATTTTTGGTCGGACAAAAAAAAACCGTCCAGAAGCTCTCCCGTATCAGTATCTAAAACCCAATCTGGTTCCAGCCAATCTAAAATGTCATGGTGACATGTAGATAAAACAATGTTCTCTAAATTGTTATTTTTAACATACTTCGAAAGAGACACACTAGCAGCCTTTGCGACATTCCTATCAACAACACTAGTATATTCATCTATAACTGCGTTAGATTTAATCTTACGTGCTAAATCAGCTCTAAACTTCTCACCGTTAGATAATACATAATAAGGTTTATACCATGAAGGTATCGAATTCAATCCAACACTACCTAATTTATTTATTGCATCATCTGGACTATCAAAATGCGATACGATTGATTTATTGTCATCCCATATTGGTTGCTCTTCAATACCAAATTGTTTAAGTATAGTTGATTTACCAGAACCACTAGAACCAACGATTACGCCAATACCAAATTTTGAAGGTATCTTCGTAGGCATTTTCCATGGATGGAACGTAGATACACCATCAAATATGCAATCAAATGCTTTCTCACTTGCTGTTATAAACTCATCCCTTTCAACACTAGAAGTCAAAGGTGTTGTTTCTTTCTCTAATTTTTCTATTACTTTTTCCATAAAACACTTGTTTATACCCACCATTTTTAGTATATTTGTTAAAACAAAAATATTATGAGTGGAGGACATTACAATTATAAATATCATCAGATAGATGATTTAGCCGAAGAAATTGAAAGAGAATTTGAAAATGATGGTAAATACATGACTGAAGATTGGTCTGTAGAATGTTTTGGTCGAAAACCATTGATTGAAAAAGACTATCTTGATGGTGCAACACCAGAACAAAAAGAAGAAATCCTTAATGAAATTAATTCATTAGTATCAATTCTTAAAGATGCTGCTTTTAGAGCTAAAGAATTAGAATGGTTTATGTCTGGTGATAGTGGGTTTGAATCTTATTTAAAAAGACTTAAAGAAAATAAATAATTAAACACAAAAAGCTAGGGCAATTGAAAAATTATCCTAGCTTTTAATATTATTCAACTATTTCTTATTTTTTACCCTCAAGTAAAGTTTGGAACTTAGCCTCTAATGCTGCAATCTTGTTCTCTAAAACAGCTGTTGTATTAGATTCTTTTTTTGTTTGTTCAGCAATCCATTGTGTTTTTTTTGTAGCTACAGCTTCATTAACGATGTTATCGATTAAATCTACAAGGTCATTCTCGCTGATTTTTACTGTTTTTTTTGCTATTTTGTTAACGTTTGACATAATTTAATGTTTAAATAAAATCTTATTATATTACTAATAAATATACTAAAAAATTAAAAAGAATATCAATTTAGATAAAATTGATAAAATTTTTAACATAATTTATCTGCAACGTGTGAACTAGCGTAAGAATCTACTGATTAAATTTACACTTTTCAAAATGCCATCGCTTAGCATTTCCACTATCAACATATTTACCACAATGAGGACACTCCTTCTTATCCATTTCTAAACCCTTATTCCAACTTCCCTTTAAATCAGTTCTACCTTTATTCCATGGTTCAACATTTTTTCTATTATGTTGATTTACTTTATATCGTTCTTTTAAGGTATTTGAAATTTTTTGTTTGTGTTCATCACTAATCGGACCCATTTCTAGGCCTTTATTCCAACCATTTTGAAGACCAACTTTACCTTTATTCCATGGTTCAGTACCTTTTCTATTGTGTACTTCAAGTTTATATTTTTCTTTTAACGTATTAGAAATTTTTTCTTTATGTGAATCATTCATAATATAAGGTGGTGTTAACCTAGGTTTTAATTCACCATTTTTATATTTTAATTTTAATGTTTTAGATATTTTATTTTTTGATTCTTTAGATAAAAATCCATTAGATTGACCACCAGTTTTAAGATTATAATTATTTTTATCATTTACCCATTGTTCATTTACATAAAATTTCTCCCTATTTAATAACTCATCATATGATAAACATTCTTCTAAAATTTCTCTAGAAAAATTATTCTTACCGTATTTTTTTATTGCTCTAATTAAAGATATACCACTACCCAAATATCCATCATTAATATTTTCAGTTTGATGAATTCCAATATAGTTTTTATTATTAATTAAGTTTGTTGTTTTATATAATATATATCTCATAATTTTTTATCTAAAAATATGTTACTACTTATGTTAATGATAAACATATTAACATAACCTATCAGCACAATGTGATGAAGCCATTGCATCTGGTTTTACTTTGAAATCATAACCCATTCCTAATATATAACCAACAGCTTGTTGTAAAGCTTTATTAGACTCATGCATTGGGTCTGGATTAATATCAGCGTGAACCTCTAACTTAATTTCATACAAGTCCAATAACGGTGCTATCTCATACGCAACCTCAATTGATTTACCAACTTCATAAATCATTCTCTCGTTTACCAATTCTTTATTTCTTTGTTTAAATGTATGATTATAAGTTGCTGCTATAATCATACCACCACGACCAACAACCACACCACCTAAATCTTGAGATGTGGTAATAAGAATAACAGTTGCGAATTTATATTCACCACCACCAACTTTTTGTGAATCAGTACCAACACAAACTTTTAATATATAACCATTATTTAATTCTTCATCAAATATACTTTCTAAGTATTCCAATATTGGTTCTTCAATCTCTTTGTCATTTCTTTTCCATTTCATTGTTCTCAATTTTAAAAATTTATTATAATAAAAAAGGCTCCGTTTCGGGAGCCTCTTTGTTAAAAAAGTGTTGTTGGTAACAACTCTTTTAATTTTAGATAATTATCTCTCCCTATATCCGATTCCCGTACACCAATTCTATGTAGTGAACCACCTTTACTTTTATCCAAATACGCTATCTCCGATGGAATATCCACCAATGGATTACCGTCTAAGTTTAGAAACTCTAAACTAGTTAACGAACCAATCTCTTTAGGTAACGTTTTAATTTTATTCCCAGATAATACCAACATCTCTAAATTTTTTAATGAACCAATAGATGGGTGTAAATCAACCATCTTAGCATTAGTAATAATCATTGTGTCAACATTTTTAAATTTACTTAAATCTGGTAATCTTGGTATCTCTCTTGTCATAAACTTAATCGTTGGTGTTTCACCATCCATCAACTCAAATAAACTCTCAGCGAACCCAAATTGGATTAAATAATCCAAGTATTTATTATTATCCGTCCCTCTGTTAAAACCCTTTGCCATTGTCATTAATTCCTCGTAAAAGTAGTTACTTAACCCCTCACTCTCAGATAATACATTTTCAAAGATACTTACATTCTGACCATTTCTACTATCTTTTAATTGGTTAGTCTCAAAGTGAATTTGATAAATCTCCTTGTTTTCACCAGTAAAAAAATCATTGTTAATTATAATATAAATATCTGAATTTTTACCATTAGGTTTTAAATTATTCTGTGTGTATGAATTAAACATACCATTACCATCTCTAGCTGTACACCAATTGGCAAAATTAGCGAATACAACACTAGCTGCTGTTGTCTTAGGAATGTACAAAGTAAATTTCCTATCTTTAACTGGTATCTCAGCTTGACCACTCTCAACAAACTTATATAATGTACGCTCCACAGCACTTGGCTCCTTCTCAATAAAAGGGTCAACAGCATCAAATAATTGAGATAAAGATTTATATTGATTTATATTGGTCGGGTCACCAACATCCTTAAGAATGTAACTACCCTTACATAAATCAATAAACTTCTTCTTACGCTTATTATCCTCAAACAATTGGAGATATAAATTAGCTTGTGGTAAATCTTCTTTAACAAAACGTATAGCTGATGCAGTACTAACCTCTTTACCATCCTTAACCAAACGTGTAAATACCGTAAGCATCCATTGCAAATACATCTTGTTTTCAGTAGGGTCAGCACCAATCATTTCAGAAAATATGTCAGAACAAACACTAATCTTTTTTATCGGATTCAATCTCTTATCATTTTGCTTTATAGATAAAATAGCTATAATGCCACCATCTGGTGATGTTATTATAGATGGTTCAAAACCATCAACAACCAATGTATCTATTTTTGATTTAGTGTCGTCAGAATTTGAACATTCGAAAATGTCAAATTTTTCGGCTAAAAATGATAATCTATCTGTTATATTTGCATTCTTCATATTAATTTATACGTTTAAAGCAAATATACTATTTTTTTTTCAACAAGGCAATAGGTTATTCGTAAAATCTTCTAATTTTATCGTCCTCAATATATTCCTCTATCCTTCTCTTTAAAAACCAAATCAAACCATCAATATCATCAATCTCCCTATCAATAATATCTAGAATAACAAAACTTGGCTCTTCACCATCAGTTAATCTATACTTAATCTCATTGAAATAATCTACCTTACCTTGTTTTACCAATTCTTGAATAACTATGTTATAAGTCTCCCATCTCAAAACCTTCTCATCATCAGATGTTTGTAAGATTATTTCAATGTGCTTTTGATAAGCCTTATCCAGTAAAGTTGTTTTACCTTGTCCAGCTTTAACTAAAAAATTATTAGCTTCCATAGGTGGGTTTTAAATTAAATGTTATTTATCTATAAATATCACAATTTAACCAAATATACTAACTTTTTTAAATATTTTTTTGTTATATAATTAATTAAAAATCAGTATGTTAATGTTAAAAATTCGCTATCTTATTATATAGTCTTTCTAATTCTTCAGTTTGGTTTTTTATATCTTCCATAACTGATATGCATACTTCATTTGGGTCTTCATTATCTGTTAGCTTATATTGTAATTCTCGAACCTTAAGCATGTTTTTTAATGTATGTTTTAATTCAAGAATAACTTGGTTGTAAGTCAACCAAGCTCTCTTTTTATCAATATCACCATCAGTAAGATTTTCAGTGAGCTTGGCTTCATATTCATGTTCTAAATATGTGACAAACTCACCATACTGTTCTCTTAAAGATTCTCGTATTTTAGTCTTGATATCCATCTCATTAAGTCAATGGAATATTTTTAGATAATCTATAATCATCACTAATCTTTTTATCAACCCAATCTTTGATAACTTGACTTAAAAATTCATCACTGACTTTATGTCTAGTCTTCAAATATTCAAATAACTTTTCAGCTGTAATAACCTCTTCATCAATCTTAATCATAAACATAGGTACAGATGAATATTCACCACCTTCTTTCACAAACTTCTCAACTGGTTCGTAATTAGCGTCTAAATCTTCTTTGATGCGTTTAACCATGACAGCATGAGCATTACCCTCAGTCAAAGTTACCTTTAAACGTTGTAATTGTGATTCAGTAATAATTAATTTATTTTTCATATCTATAAATATTATGATGTAACGAAAACTCTTAAGATTTTAATGAATCTATCTTTGTTTGTATAGCATCTTTGGTGTTTACACCAATCATTCTATCTACAACTTCTCCATTTTTTAAGAAGATAACTGTTGGGATACTTCTAACACCATATTTTAATGCTACAACATTATTCTCATCAACATTTATTTTACCAATACTGATACCATTATTAACCTCTTCAGTTGATAATGTGTCGATAATTGGACCTAATACTCTACATGGACCACACCATGGTGCCCAAAAATCTAATACTGTGATTTCATTTTGTTTTAATACTTCTGTGATGTTTCCATCTGTAACTTCTAATGTCATTTACTAATGTTTTTAAAATTGTTATTTTTGTATTTATAAGTATAGTAAATTAATTCCAAAACTCAATGTCAGATGAAATAATAATATATAAATTTCTCAAAAAAGAATTTAAAGATGATAGTGTAGCTATATACCTATATTGTTGTGGAAATGATAGAAGTAAAACAACTGCAATCAATAAAGCACTAACTATTACCAAACCAATATTTAAACCATTTATAGATGATGATACCATCTTACATGTAATTAAAACATTCTTCGAATGGAATAAAAATCAATACATAATAGGTTATTTAGTTGTTAAACCAATATACTAATTATGTTTTTTAACCCATGAACCAACATCACCAAAACTCTTATATATAGTTTCGTTTAACGATATTATCTTCTGAAATTCTAGAACCCTATCCGATTCAAAATATAAAACAATATAATCAGCTATCTCATCCTCACCAAAACCATATAACAAATCCAAATACTTAGTTATTGTAATAATATCATATTTCTCTTTCTTACTTAACTTTCCATTATCAATAGAATTACTCATACCCTTACAATAATTAATGTATGTGCTATACATACTGTCTTTAAAAAGCTCTAATGATACCTCACATATACTCATGAAGATAAAATATTTTAGTTTATTCATAAATTATTTAATGTTCTGTTATATTTATTTTAAAATCGTTATAATGGAAGATGAAGAAGTAATACCAGTAGCAACTCAAACTGTTGTTGATGAATGGGATAACCATATTGGTGACCACACATGTTTTTTTTAAAATGACACCTAAAGACATAGAATTGATGAGTAAATTTCTAGTGAAGAATTACCCAATCTCTAGAGTTAAACATAATATGCGTTTTAGACGTGGTATACTATTCGATGATGGTAGAGAATACATACTTGGTGATGCAAACCAATACATGATGTTAAGATTTAAACTGATAGAAACACTTAAAATGTTATTCCTATCAGATGAACAAACATGCATCATCGTAGTTAATAAATACCTTAAATAATTACCAAAACTCAATCTTCTTTAATGTCAATATAGTCCAATAATGACAATTATATCCGTTGATACTACCCTCCATTTCTTGTATGCTAATCCCAATTAAACTATCCTTTTTACTTATAGTGTAACCATTAAACGGTCTGGCAGAACCACCCATGTTTTGTTGGCCATGTGTAGGGTCCTCTATTATTGATGTGTATTGACCCATATAATTTACCATGTAATATCTACTCGAATCACTATTCAACATAAACTTACCATAACCATTACCACCACTAGGTGGTGACCAAAAAGAATATGTTGTACTATCCTTTACAATAGTTTCAATGTCAAATATACTACCACCCCATCTAAGACTAGATATGTTCTTACCAACACCAAAATGCTGTAACTTAGTCTTCTCACCAGTCTCATGATTTTCAATAAACATAACCGCATCGATAACAACAAACTTACCAAAACGACTAAGTACCAAGTTCGTATCGTATCCACCAACTGTTGGTACTTCATTTGGTGAACCATTACTCGGATAAGGATACTCTTTTTGACACGATATCAAAAATAAACCAAAGACTAAAATGTATAATAACTTTTTCATAATTCTTAATTTTAAACAAATATATGTATAATATTTTAATTAAACAAATTTATTTGTAAATATTATTTTTTTTACCCCATTGACAATTACCAATATTTTAGTATATTTAATTATGATGACAATCAATATACCATGGGAAAACCAATAAAACCAAAATTAACAGTAGAACTAATTCCATCAACTTGCCACTTCTCAAACGTTAGAACAACCGTCAAACCAAAAGAATGGGATAAAATTAGACACCTATCTTATGAAGACGCTAACAATAAATGTGAAATATGTGGAAACATAGGCACAACACAAGGTTATAAACATAAAGTCGAATGTCACGAGATATGGGAATATGATGATGAAAACCATAACCAAAAATTAATAGGTTTAATATCATTATGCCCAAAATGCCACCAAGTAAAACACATAGGTAGAGCAATCGCTATTGGTAAAAAAGATGAATGTTATAAACATCTAGCTTATGTAAACAGATGGTCAGCCGAACAAGTCCAAAATCATGTTGTTGCCTCTTTTGAGCTCCATAAAGAACGCTCAAAGTTCAATTGGACCTTAGACTTATCTTTATTAACTAGAGAGCCTTACAGCATCACTATCGACCTAGAGAAAGAACGAGTATTCGAAGTTAAAAAATATAAGAAAAAACCCAAAAAGAAAAAGGTTGCTGGTGAACCCAAAAAAGTACACCCAAAAGCTAAGATAGCAGCAGCACTTAAACCCAAAACAACAAACAAAAGGCCAACTAAAAAATAGTCAGCCTTGAGTTTAAAATAATAATATACATGGAACAATCCATAACGGACTCACATAATATGGGTCATAATATGATTCGTAATAATCATAAGGATAATAGGGTTCCTCAACTATGTCAACATATTCAACTGTAGTTGTTTCTATGATTTCTTCTTCTGATTCATAATATTCTGCTTCCAACTCAGCTTGTAATTCTTCACCTTCTTTTATCATCTGAAGTGCAATGGTTGTGCCTTGTTTGATAACATCTTCCAATACACCATCTTCTGACAAATACTCAGATGATATGGCTGTGTTGCAGATTTCTTCGATTTCTCTCCAAATAGAATCACCAGTCAAATCGTTTTCCCATAATCTATCACCAACATTAAACCTACCTTCATTTAAGAATGATAAAAATACAATCTCGATTGGGTCTAACCCTTTGAACTCCGCAACAGCAACTCTTACATCACTAAAACGTTCTTGCTCTATGAATTCAATCCATCCATCATCTGAAAAATCACCACCCATACTAGAGAAAGCAAACTCACCTTGCTCCAAATCCACAGCACAAAAGATATCAAACATCTTTAAGTAATCGTAATACTTATCATATAGATTGACCAACTCTTGTCTACCTAACTCAGTAGGAATATATTGACCATCTTTCATATCCAATACTTTAGCAACATACATCATGCGTAAATAAGGTTCAATGAAAACTTCATCCCTTTTTGGTGTGACATCAAAATAGTTTTGAAAGTTGATAATCTCATTTAATAAAACCAAGCAAACGTACTTGGTTTTATCTTTTTCTAATACTTCGTATTTCATAATATTAACGTCTACGTGATGAACTTCTAGATGAAGAACGACTAGAGGAACCAAATGAACTTCGTGTTGAACGTGTTGGTGTTGAACGTGTTGAACTTGAACCAAATGAACTTCGTGTTGAACGTGTTGGTGTTGAGCGTGTTGTAGATGATGTGTTGGGATTTCTATTCCCAAATCCAGATGTTGTTGGTCTAGAGTTAGATGGGGTAGTTTTTCTAAAAGACTTTTGTGAAGTAGTAGGTCTAGACATAGTACTTGTCCTAGTTGTTGCTGCTGTCGGTGTAACTGTAGAACGTATAGTTGTGGCTGATACACTCGATGGACGAGGTGTTGTAGTTGTACGTGTTGTAGTTGTTACTCGTGTTCTATATGAACGTGATGGTACACTATGATATGAGTGATAACCCCTAGGATATGAACCATAATGATAAGGGCTGTAATATGGTCTATGATACGAAAACAAATAAGACATAAGCATCATATCTCCTAAAGTATGTGTTGAATGATAATAACCATGGTCACCATAATAATTAGAATTGCCTTGAATATTCATATCAGCAACACCATTGTTGTTCTCAATATTTATAGTTGCAACAGTCTCGGTGTTACCATTAGGGAATTCAACTATGAACTCAAATCCTCTCCTCATTCCATCACCAATCTCTTGAACTCTAATGTAATCAACTTGTCCATCACCATCCAAATCTAAATTGTTAATTGAACCATCCGAATTCAATTCATTCTCAATTTGCTCTGCATTGCCAGAGTTTCTTACCAACTCACCTAATGATTGTAAATCTAAATTCTCACCAACAAGTGTTGATGTCGGATTTACAACTACTCTAGGTTCTCTAACATCAACACGTCCATTGTGGTTAGAATTGCAACT